CGTACTCCCGCCGCCGGCCCACTTGGCGCACTCAGTGTGCGAGCACAGAGGGCCATTGGGGGGGCGATGAGCCGGCGGCGGGAGTACGCTATTCCCGTCCGGCATCAAAATGCAAGTCTTCGGGATAAAAATGCTAGGCGCGTTTCCGGGTCGGAACTTTTGCGGTCCTCATCAGGGCGTCGAGGGCGATTTTGACGCAGGCCTGATGCATCTCCTCGGCGATGTCCGGCTCCATCATGTCGATCAGCTTGTGAAATTCCGCGAGCTTGGAGAACCGTGGGTTATAGCCGTCGACGATCTCGGCAATAGGGCAGCCAAATAGCTTGGCAAGCCGCTTGGTCATCGGCGGGTGCGGGCAGACGCCCTTCTCCCACCGGCTCACCCGCGATTGCGGGACACCGAGCCGGCGCGCCAGCTCGGCTTGGTTCATCCCGGCATCGAGACGCAATTTTTGGATCGGGTTAGTATTCATGCCCGCAGGGTATAATGCGACAGCCCCGTTGTCCAACGGTTTCAGGACGAACGATTTCATCCGCACCGTCTCGCCGGACTTGGCGGCCCGCATCAGCAGCAACCCCAGCACCATGTCTTGCGTTTTTATGCAAGGGGGGTATCGTCGCCCGATGCGATTGAGCAAATTCCTCAGGCTGTCGGGCATGTCGCAAGGCGCGTTCGCCAAGGCGATCGGCGTGCAGCAGTCGACCGTGTCGCGATACGTCTCCGGTGTGAAGCAGCCGTCGTTGGATGTGCTCAAGCGGATCACCCGGGCAACCTCGGGCGAGGTCACGGTCGACGACTTCCCGGAGCTTGCTCGCTTCGTCGAGACGGTGGCGCGGTTCCACGAGGAGGCATCGCGCAAGTAGGCGACCTTGTCGCTGCTCATGACGCCCTCAGTCTTGGTGCTTGCTTAGCAGGGCCGCTCGTCAGCATTGCGACCCCACTATGTCGCCGATGCGACAGAACGTCCAGCGCCAAAGAACAGTCACATGTGAAATCGGTGACAGAAAAATGTTCGATTGGAACCAGGAGAGCGTCAACGATCTGAGGCGGATGTGTGCCGAAGGTCGCTCCGGTGGCGAGATCGCGCGCGAGTTCGGCGTCACCCGCAACATGATCATCGGCAAGGCGAAGCGGATGGGGTTCGCGCTCAATCCGCACAGCCAGGCCGGCACCTATCGCGGGCTGCGCCGTGGTCCGGGCAAGCGGCCGCCGCGTCCGCGCAAGCCCGACAAGCTCGCGCCGCCCGGGCCCGGCTACGTCAAACCGATCGCGAAACCGAAGCCGGAACCGAAGCCGAAGCCGGGACCGGCGCCGCTGGCGTCGGACCCCTGCACGCTGATCGAGCTGACGGCGACGCGCTGCCGGTTCCCGCTGTGGGAACACGACGGCTCGGGCGAGCGGCTGTTCTGCGGCGGCGCCACGCTCGACAAGCTGCCCTACTGCGAGCACCACGCCCGCATGGTCTATGAGCCGGCGCGAAGTAAGCCCTGAGGAGATCACATGACCAACCGTCCGCCGACGTTGCGCGATCTGTTCGATGAGGCCGAGGTCACGCCGCGGCCGTTGATGCTCAAGGTGACGCCCGCCGCGCGCGTGACGGCGCAAGCCATCGAGAACATCGGGCGCCGCACCAAGGGGATATTCGGCGGCGCCACGGAGCAGGAAATTGTGCGGGAGTGCCGCCGCATGAAAGAAGCCGGCGAGCACTCCTTCGATGCTGGCTTCCGCACCAACCCGCGCAATCGCCTTCAGCGGGCCTGTGCCGGCTCCAAAATCTATCGCGAAACCTGGGGCCCCAAGGGCTACGCCGCGATCTTCATTCGCGTCCCCGGCTCGCCGGCGCGCTGGAAGCTCGTCCCCGGCTTCAAGCCGAACCTCGCCGGCAAGGTGATCTCATGACCGGCCGCGCCTGGATGCCGCTCTACATCGGCGACTACATGGGCGACACCTGGCACCTCTCGCGCGCCGACCACGGCTCCTACCTGCTGCTGATCTTCTACTATTGGAACCATGGCGGCCTTCCCGCCGACGAAACCGAGATTGCCGACATCGCCAAGGTGCCTCCTGAGGAGTGGCCCGAGGCACGCAAGCAATTGCTTCGTTTCTTCCATCACGGCTGGCGTCACAAACGGATCGACCGCGAGCTGGCCAAGTGCGAAATCATTAAAACCAAACGTGCAATAGCCGGGGCAAAAGGAGGAAAAACCAAACGAAACCCTTTTCCAAATAGCACGGAACTCACAGGAAGCAATTGCAAAGCAATTGCGAAGCAAACGGGTAGCATCCACAACCACATATATAAACACTGCCGTACGTCAGAGCGGAACTCGTCGCCGCAAGGGGCATCCGAGGGGCGCAGCAATCGCCTCGCCGCCTCGCCGGAACTCGCCGCCGCAATTTCCCGAAAAAATTCACCGAGGGCATGAGTTCCGTGGAGACTCGTCACCTCGCCTGTGATTTATTGCACGAGGGCGATGGATTGAAATGCAAGCGCGGAGGAAAGTGGAACTGCAAACGTCCAGGGAGTGAAATCATGAGCGCCAATCGCGCCGTCGCAGCGACAGCCTACACCGACCTCGACCGCCACCAACGCCGGCGCAGCGAGGGGGCGCTGCTCGCCGAATATGCCCGCCTCGGGCTGCCGCCGGTGCGGCTCGGTGGCCACCTGCTCTCGCCGCTCCTGGTCCAGCTCCTCACCGAGCACGAGCTGGAGGAAGACCCGGCAGGTGCGCCATGCTGACGATGCCCCCGCTCACCTTGCACCGCTTCGTCCCCAAGGCCGACGAGCAGGCCTACCTCGCCCGCGGATGGATGTGGGAACGACCGCTCAACTGCGCCTACCCCCGCCACGCCGGCATCTGGATGATCTGGCCCTGCGGTTGCCCGCCGCGCGAGCCGCGTGGCGTGCCACCGCCGTGCGGGGGCTGGTGGCATCGTTTCATCCCGACCACCCACCGGACGGCCGCCTCGGTCACAAAACGCATGGGCGGTGCCTTTGCCGGGCGCGGCGAGGCATCCCAGCAATAGGAGAAACATCATGTCGGTACATTCGATGAAGGACACCTCGCGCGCCAAGCAGATCGCCGAGTTGGAGTCGCACCTCAAAAACTCCGCCGAGCATCCGAGCGTGGTCATGATCATCACGCCCGAGCTTGCCGAATACATCCTCACCAAGCTTCAAGACGGCGGAAACCGCTCCCGCAGGCCAGCCAAGATCAAACGCTTTGCCGTCGACATGTCCGAGGGCAATTGGCGGCTGAGCGGCGACACCATCAAGTTCGGCAAGAGCGGCATGCTCAAGGACGGCCAGCACCGCCTGCGGGCCTGCATCCTGAGCGGCAAGCCCTTCAAGACCCACGTCGTGTTCGGGATCGAGGAGAGGTGCTTCACCGTCATCGACACTGGATCAGCGAAGACCAATGCCGATGCCTTCCAGCTGGCCACCATCGATTACCCCCGCCAGTCATCGATGGCGACGCGCTGGTTGATGATCTACGAGCTGGATGCCGCAAACCCTAATCGCGGCATGACGATCTCCAATACCGACCTGCTCAACTTCTATCGCGAGCACGTCGACGAGGAACTCATGAAGGCCGCATGCGCAGACGCCATTGCGATCGGCAAGCCGTTCCCGGTCGGCGCCCTGGCCGGCCTGCTCTATCGCTTCATCCGGCACGACCGCAAGGCGACCCTGCGCATGGTGGCGGACCTCAAGGCGCCGAAGGGCGGCGGCAAGAAGCTCGTCGAGATGTTTAACGACCTGCGCAAGCAGAATGGCGGTCGCATGCACGAGCTGCAGGCGCACGCCATGATCATCAAGGCCTTCATTTGCTATCGCGACGGAAAGACCGCCAACAAGAACGTCGTCCGTTGGACCGAAGCGTCGGAGTTCCCAGTTGTCTGAGATAGAGGCCGCACATGGCACTGTCGGAATTTCTGGCATTGCCGTGCTCCCTCATCGGCTGCGCGGGCTGGAGCCGGAAAAGCTCGCCGCGCTTGCGCAGTCGATGAAGGAAACCGGCCTGATCAATCCGGTCACGCTGCGACCGAGCGATGCGGGGATTGGTTATTACCTGATTGCCGGCGCCCACCGCCTGGCGGCCGCGCAGAGCCTCGGCTGGGTGACGATCCCGGCGCGCATCCTTCACGGTCTTGATGCCGATCACGCCGAGCTGGCCGAGATCGACGAGAACCTGATCAGGGTCGACCTCACCACCGCCCAGCGCGCGATCCACGTCGCCGCCCGCAAGAAGGTCTACGAGCGGCTGCACCCTGAGACGAAGCACGGCGGCGCGCCGGCAAACAAGGCCAAGGGCGGCAAGGGCGGCAAGGGTAAAAGCGCAAAGTCTGCGTCTTTACCCTTCGCGAAGGCGACCGCGCAGGCCACCGGCAAATCGAAGCGCAGTGTGGAGGTCGACGCCAGGCGGGGCAAGCTTACCGTCATCGCGGACGTGGTCGGCACCTCGCTCGACAACGGCGCCGAAATCGACGCGCTCGCTAAGCTGTCGAAGGCCGAGCAGGCCAAGCTCGTCGAGCGCGCCAGAACCGGCGAGAAGGTCAGCGCGAGGACCAGCGCAAGGGGAAGGGTCGCGCCCCCGAACAAGGGTCACAAGCGATGCCCGCGCTGCGGGTATGAATGGTGAAGGGAGGAAACCATGAAGCGGAACGACCATCGGGACATCGTCATCGTTACCACCCTCGACGAGCGCCTGGTGCGGCGGGCAATGCCGAGCGGGCTGCCATGGACGGTGGAGAAGCTGCGCTCGCTCGGGCCGGGCGAGACGTTCCGCTTCTACTTCGGCCACCTATCCGCCGACATCGACCGGTCGGCGATCCTGGCGCCGCGCTACCACGACCTCCTCGCGGGCATCCGGGAGACCGTGGAAATCCTGGAGGAGCGCCGCCGCATCACCGTCAAGCGGCTGCAGCGCAACGTCGACGGCAAGCCGGTCGAGTACATCGCGACGGGGGTGGCGCTGAAGTGACCGGCAATCTCGACCAGGTGCCGGCGGATGCGGCGATCGGCGACTTCACCGACGCCGACGCCTTGGTCGAGGTGCTGCGTGAGCGGATCGCGGCGCTGCATGTCAGCTACGGCGTGCTCGACGACTTGACCGAGCTGGGCGAGGGCGGCGTCGCCAAGTATCTGGCGCCGCTCCGCGTCAAGCAGCTGACCATGGTGTCGCTATTGAAGCTCACCACCGCGCTGGGATTGCGGGGCGTGCTGGTGATCGACCCGGAGCTGGCCCGCAAAATGAGTCGGCATTGGAAAACACGCGATGAGACAAAGGCCCATGCACAGCGGTGTGCATCGACACTGAGCACCAAGACGGTGCGCCGGGTGATGCCGCAGGTGGCCGCCGAGATGGGGCGCCGCGGCGGCTGCAAGACCCGGGATCGGAAAACACCTGACGAGCGGCAGGTGCATGCGCGGATGGCGGCGAACGCGCGGTGGCGGCGGGGGGAGGTCTGGGGCCGGTGGCCCCAACGCAGGAGCAGACGACAATGACGGTTCTTCATATGCGCGGCGCCAAGGAAGCGCCGCGGAAAGACGCCAGCCGCATGGAGACGCTGCTGGTCACTCCCGAGGTGCTGGAGAGCTGGACGCTGCCCGGCTTTCAGCGCGCGCTGCGCGAGAACGCCAAGGTGCGCGAGCTGGCGGGCGAGCTGCGGGCGAATGGCGGCATCATCCCGGGCGTGATCACGCTCGGCAAGGTCGCCGGCGACAGCGCGATCTATCTGCTCGACGGTCAGCACCGCCGTCTCGCCGCGATCCTGTCCGAGCTGAACGAGTTCATCGCCGACGTGCGGATGCCGGACTTCACCGACATGGCGGAGATGGGCGAGGAATACGTCCGGCTCAACACCGCGATCGTGAAGATGCGGCCCGACGATGTGCTGCAGGGCCTTGAGGCGTCGATGGCGTCGCTCAAGACGATCCGCAAGAAATGCCCGTTCGTCGGCTACGACCAGGTGCGCCGTGGGCCGTCCTCGCCGATGGTCAGCATGTCGTCGGTGCTGCGCTGCTGGCGGATGTCGTCGACCGATACGCCGGGCGGCGGCTCGACCGGCTCGGCGCTGTCGATCGCGCGCTCGTTCGAGGACGAGGAGGTCGACGGGCTGTGCGGCTTCCTGATCGCGGCGAAGCTCGCCTGGGGGACCGACCCCGAGTATTACCGGCTATGGGGCAACCTCAACATGACGCTGTGCATGTGGCTGTTCCATCAGCTGGTGCTGCGCCGCGAGCGCGGCGTCAAGACCCGCGTGATGCTCGACGGCGAGCAGTTCTACAAATGCCTGATGGCGGTGTCGGCGGCGTCCGATTACGTCGAATGGCTGACCGGTCGCAACCTCGGTGACCGCGATCGCTCGCCCTGCTATGGCCGGCTCAAGGCGATCTTTGTCGGCCGCGTCCGCGATCTGCCGGGCGTCAAGGGCGACAAGCTGCCGGCGCCGGTGTGGGCATCGAACCCCGGCCGCACGGTGCGGCGCTGACAGACTTCAAACGCAAGGAGCAAAACCATGAGCGTACCGAACACCTATGACCGCAAGCAGCAGCTGCTCGACGAGATCGCCGAGCACGATACCCGCATCCGCGAGCTGCGCTGCATCCTGCAGGGCTACAGCGAAGCCGAGGAGCTGCTGATGCATCCGGCCAAGAAGCCGCGCGGTCGTCCCCGTAAGCCGCGGGCGAGCCGTCCCAAGGGCGACGGCGCGGCCGCGCAGACTGAAATGCAAGACTTCAACTAACTGCCCGGTCCTTTTCTGACGGAGAGCGCAGGCTTCGAACAACGGAAGGCGGGATCGGCGACCGGGTCAGCTCCCACTGGGTGTGAGTGCCGCACAATCCCGCCGACCTGCGCATAAAGCTTCTTTTCCACTCTGGCCAAAGGAGAAGCACCATGCCTGGACTTGGCGACGCACCGATCGAAGAGAAATATCGCGACCAGATGCGCCATCTCGCGGAGGCGCTCGATGAGTTTCTCAACCCGGATGCCGAGAAGGGCAAGCACCCTGTCGGCTTCATGCTGATGGTGTTTCCGCTCGACAGCCACGAGGGCCGCTGCAACTACATCAGCAACGCCAGGCGCGAGGACGTGGTGGTGCTGCTCAAGGAGCAGCTGGCGCGGTTTCAGGGCCAGCCCGAGGTGAGGGGGACGGCATGACGCACGAGGTCAAGTTTCATTCGCATGGTCGCAAGGCGCGCTGCGCACCCGACCCCGATTACCCGAACGGCAAGGACATCGACCTGGCGCCGGGGGTGCGCAATTGCGAGGTGCTGCTGCCCTATCCGGCGGAGTGCTGCGGCCTGTGGCTGATCGCATGCACACAGTGTGGGACCAGGGTCGGGGTGACCGCGGCGGGCCGTCCCGACGATCCGCGCAGCGTTCTCGTTGCCTGCAAAGGAGGGTGAGTCGATGGCGACCGAGCAGCAGCTCATACAGCTGGTCGAGGCGCTGGCCGAGGTGGCCGGCGAGATCTTCGAAAACCAGGGCTACATCAACGGCGTCTACATCATCCCGACGGCCGACAGCGGCTGGCATTTCTACGAGGTGCCGGACGGCGATCCGAGGTTTCAGAGGGTGATCATCTCCGCGGTGGCGCGGCAGCTCGGCGTCGAGGTCTACGCCCATGTCGACGAGGCGTGGAGCGTGAACGCCCCGCCCGGAACCGAGGTCCGCGACATCGACCCTGCGACCGATCCCGACTGCGTCGAGATGGTGGTGTTCACCGTTCGCGACGGCGCCGGCCACATCGTCATGGGCGAGCGGCCGATCATCCGCGACAAGGGCAAGCCGCCCCGGCTTGGCGCCTTGCGGATGTGGCGGGCGCGGCAGGTCGAGGTTGACGGCGGCCGCTACGACTACACCGAGCTTGCCGATCTCGACGCGCCGATGCGGCACTAACCGACGACAATGGCCATGATCGCGATGCCGGCGAACAGGGCGAACAGCAGGGTGAGCAGGGTGAGGACGATGCCGAAGTGTGCATTGGCCTCGGCGTGGGCGCGGCGTTCGTCGGCTTTCCATTGTGGGTTGGTGTTCATCGGTAACGTGCTCCTGGTGACGCCGCATCATGCCACGCGGGGATGTGTGAATACAAATCACGCAAAACGGATGGTTTGCCATAATCGTGTCAACCCTATTCGTGGTGCGGAAGTGGCTGTGCCGCAGCGATTTGCGTTCGGTGCTTTGCAGCGATGCGATGAAAATGCAAGTCCGCGTCAGCACCCTCGCGCGCGTAACCACCCAACGGCAAGGCTGATGCAGGACGACCAGGACAAGCCCCAGACGAACGGCCTACGGCCGGTCGATGACACCGGGTCGAACGTGGTCGAGCTGCCCAAGGTGACGGGCCGCACCGGCCAGGCGATCGACCTGATGGTGTGGCAGGGCATGCCTCGCGACGAGGCGGCTAAGGCCGTGGGAATGCTACCGAAAACGCTGTACAACGCGTTTCGAGAGGCACGGGTCAAGGCGTATTACAGGAGCCAGCTGGACGCGCTTGCAACTTCGGCGTGTGCAAGGAACATCCATCGGCTTGAGACAATCCGCGACGCTGCGGACAACATGCCTGCAGTGCAAGCCATTAGAATGCTTGAGGAATTGGCTGCAGGACAGGGCGCTCGCAGCGGCCTGGTCGGCGATCGATCGCCTGGGTTGCAGATCGTCATCACCCAGGCAGCTCCCCCACCCCACCCTGAGGTTGCAGAAATGCGGGTGATTGACGTGCAAGCCGAGAGCAGTGCAACCGAGCCTGTGAAACATGAGGGCTGAGCCCCTGGTGTGCCCCCAGGTTGTGTTGGGGCACAGTATCAGTGTAACCCATTGATACTACTGCAATAACAGGAGGGCCCGAGCTGTCGTGGCAACAGATGGGGGCGGTCGGATAGGACAGCAGGCCTACAACCGAGGCTCCGATGAAGCGCAACAAAAGGCTCCCCGGGGGGAAAAGTCCGCAAGAAAATTGCGCCGCCTACTCCACCCACGCGCTGGACCTGGAAATTGTTGGACCCGGTATTTTTTCGGCCCCCTGGATTTTTTGGTTCGCCCGGTTTTTCCGAGGCTTTGGTGAGAGGTGACGATGCGGCAGTTCGGCAATCGTATGACCAAGGCACAGATGATCAGGCGCGAGCTGCGCACCGCCCAGATGCGGTCGGAGACGATGACGGCGGGGCGGCGCAAGCCGTCGCTGCCGAAGCTGAAATTTCTGGAGCGGGTAGAAACGCAAGCCGAGGAGCCGCCTGATGAGTGAGGTCGACGAGCTGGAGGTGGAGTTCATCAAGCCGTGGCCGCGGACGCGCAAGCCGAACCCGAACCGAGCCAAGGCGTGGAGGCGCCTGTGCGAGGCGTTGAGGCGGGGGCGGCCGCCACACTGGCGCCGTCAGTTGAAGGCCTGGCGCCAGCATCATGGGCAGGGGCAAGGACAGTGCAGATGATCAAGGCTGAGCTGATCGGACTGAGCCTGCTCGCCGGCGTCGTGGTCGGCGGGATCGGTGGCTTTGCCGCCGGCAAGCAGTCGGCGCCTGCGGTAAAGCCGGTCGAGGTGTCGGAGCTGTGCCAGAGCCTGCGGCCGCGCGACGGCGTCACCGTGATGATGGCCGGCATCGACACCGTGGTGGCGCTGCGCACCCTGTGCAATGCGGTCGAGGAGCTGGAGCGGCGGCCGACCTCGTCGTCGACCTGCGTCCTGTTCCAGCTCACCATCAACGAGGCGCTCGACCCCGACGCGGTGGCGACGATCCGCGGCGAGCTGCAGGACATCGCGCCGAAGGTCGCCGAGGCGTGCGAGGCGGTGCAGCGGTGGGGGCTGCCATGAGCGGTTGGCGCATGCCAGAGCGAGAAAGACCATGACGATCGAGGAGCGCCTGGCGGAAGCGCACCGACGCATCGACATGATGGCGCGGCTGGAGAAGGCGAACCTCGCGCGCATTGCCAAGCTGCAGGCGGAGAATGCCGAGCTGCGGGAGCTGGTGCAGCATCTGCGAGACGAGCGCGAGTTTGGCAGGAGCCACCGCCACGTGGACGGCATCCCGAGCGAGGACGAATGATCACCGTGTTCGAGCACATCCCCGACATCTTCGTCGAGCACTACGACAAGCACTTCCAGACCTGGGGGCGCGAGTTCAGGACGCGCGGGCGCAAGGTCGCCATTGCCTTCGACCTGATGCCGGGCGAGGCGCCGAAGTTCGACGCGGAGGACCGCTTCGTCTGGGTCGGCGCCTGGTTTCTGGCAAACGTCGAGACGGTGCTCGGCGAGACGCGCGTCATCATCAGGCCGGCGAGCGACCACGACCGCCACCTGATCGAGGAGCACTGCTGGAAGCTCAAAAGGTACACGCTGCAATGAAGACGATCGAAATCCTGGCCGCGATCGACGCGCCGCACTTCTTCGCCGGCATCGTGCTGTGGAACGACGTCGTGGTCGAGGCGGCGAACATCGTCAAATACATGAAGGGCTGGACGCGCGCGCGGGTGCGCGACTACTGCGTCGAGAAGGGCTGGAAGGTGTCAGTGGTGACACGATTTGAGAGGAGCAAGTGACATGGCGAAGAACAACGACCACGACAAGGACGACCGCGGCCGCAAGGGTGGCAAGGGCAAGGGCACCAAGAAGTCGACCTACTCGAACCCGATCGGCAAGCCGAAGGGCGGCAAGAAGTAGGCTTGTGGGGCGCCGCGGCGGATGAGGTCGCGTTCCTCCGCCCCAGGTGCCGACGTCGCCGCGGGGCGGCGGCACCCCCAAGGGAGGAGGCTGACATGCTGCCGATGTGGACGATCACCGACAGCCCGAGCGACTTCTTCGGGCTGTACGTCGCACGCAAGCACATCGTCGACCGCGGCGGCGTGCATGTCACCGACGAGGTTTGGACCAGTCCAAGTCTCAACACGCTGCGCCGGGTGATGGAGGGCATCGAGCATATGTCGGGGTTCTTCCCGCGCTCCCCGCAGGACGATCCGGTGATTGTCGAGACGTGGATGTAGGAGGCAGCGATGCCGAGCGCGCCTGACTACCTGTGCGAAAAAATCATCAAGCGGTTTGGCTCGATCGACTGCGGGCCGCCGCTCGCCTGGTTGAAGGCACGCGGCTTCAAAGAAACGGCGGGCCTGATCTTCGCGCCGCATGAGGACTACGACATCAACCGCGAGGAAGGCGACTGCATCGACTTCCTGTTCATGGAGTGGGACTTCGGATTTGGAGGCTGACATGCCGTTGAAGAAGGGTAAGTCGAAGAAGGTCATCTCGTCGAACATCCGCGAGATGGTCAAGGCCGGTCACCCGCAGGATCAGGCGGTCGCCGCGGCGATGCGCCAGGCCGGCAAGTCGAAGAAGAAGCGGGGGCGGTGATCATGGCGCTGTCGAAGCCGGATGCCGACAATGTGCGTCACGGTGTCGTCGACGACGCCCACGCTCACGCCGTGGTCAAGCTGTTGGAGAGCCTGGTCGAGACGCCGGCCGAGGGCGTCGCCGTCCTGGTGCTGACGCTCAAGCTGATGTGCGAGGCCAACAACCTGCCGGTCGACGTGGCGCTCAAGGAAATCGGCATGGTCTACCGCTCGCTCGAACGTGTGGGGGGAACGCAATGATGCAGAGCCTGTCCGCCAGCTGGAACGTGATCCGCGACGAAGGCGAGCTGCACGTCGTGCCGGACGACGAGGCGCATCTCCTGTCCGACGCCTGCTGGTGCAAGCCGAGCTACAACGAGGACGACGGCATCTATGTCCACCACTCGCGCGACCGGCGCGAGTACACCAGGGAGCGACAATAGCTATGGGCGACGATGACGACGACGACATCCACAACGCTCCGCCCGAGGTGCAGGACGCCGCTCGCGAGCTGGTGCGCGCCGGCCACATCGTGTTTGCCCCCCAGGCGCTCGCCAGCATGCGCGAGAAGGGCCTGACCGAGGACCAGGTGGTCGCCATGATGCGCGAGGCGATGGGGATCAAGCCGTCGTGAGCGGTTGGTGCATGTGAGACGCGGAGAAAGCCATGACCGAGAGCTACGCCGACCATCCGCGCTCGCTCGCCGAGATCAAGTCGGAGCGCGAGCACGACGCCGCGCTGTGGACGCCGCGCGATTGCCTGATCGAGATGCTGCGCAAGATCGACAGCGGCATGAAGGTCGGGTCGATGATCATCTGCTACAGCCGCGAGGACGAGGAGCCGGGCAAGCGCCGCGCCTGTTTTACCCAGGCGACGCCGGATGGTTTGATCAATCTCGGCCTGATGAGCGCCGCCGCCGTCAACCTGCTCAAGGACTGACGATGCTCGGTGCTTTGCTCGGCGCCCTGCTGTGCGTCATCCCGCTGGCCATGGACCGCGCTCAATTCAGTCTGCGCGGCGGCACCAGGGTCGCCGACTTCTGCCTGTCAAACGGGCTGTTCGACATCATCCAGGGGCCGCTCGGCTCGGGCAAGACGCAGGCGATGTGCGCGCGGATCATGCGCCACATCCAGACCCAGCGGGTGTCGAAGATCACCGGCCGGCGGATGTCGCGGTGGGGCGTGGTGCGCAACACCTACCCGGAGCTCAAGAACACCACCATCAAGACCTGGCTGGAGCCGACCCTCGTCCCCGAGGACATCTATGGCCGCATCAACTGGTCGCCGCCGCCGACCCACCACCTGCGCTTCGGCGACGTCCAGGCCGAGGTGATCTTCCTCGCCCTCGACAAGCCCGACGACTACAACAAGCTGCGCTCGTTTGAATTTACGGGCATCGCCTGGAATGAATTGAGCTTCATTCCGAAGGCGCTGGTCGACGAGGCGACCGGCCGCCTGCGCTATCCCGGCCCGGCGCACGGCGGCAGCGAGTGGCACGGCATGATCGCCGACACCAACGCGCCCGACGAGGACCACTGGCTCGCCATCATGTCGGGCCAGGTGCCGATGCCGCCCGACCTCACCGACGATGAGCGGCGCGAGTACGAGTGGCCGGCGGAGTGGCAGCTGTTCATGCAGCCGCCCGCCGTACTCGAGGCGCGCGACGCCCGCGGCTACATCACCGGCTACACCATCAACCCGGCCGCCGAGAACCTGGAGAACCTGCGCCCCAACTATTATCCGCAGGCGCTCAAGTCGAAACCCAAGCCGTGGATCGACAGCCGGCTGCGCAATGTCGTCGCCCTCGTCGTCGACGGCTCGCCGGTGTGGCCGCAGTTCTCGATCGACACCCACGTCGCCTCGGGGCCGCTGCGCCCGGTGCCGAGCTGGCCGGTCACCGTCGGCCTGGACTTCGGCCGGCAACCGGCGGCGATCTTCATGCAGATGATCGGCGAGCGGGTGTTCGTGCAGTACGAGCTGGTCGGCTTCAACGAGGGCGCGGTGACGTTCGCCCCCAAGGTCAAGCGGTTCCTGGAAACCCACTACGCCGGCATGGAGGTCGCGCTGTTCGGCGATCCCGCCGGCGAGGACAAGGGGCAGACCGACGAGCGCACCGCGTTCGATGTGTTCGCTGCCCACGGCATGACGGTGCGGCCGTCCGGCGTCAAAGGCACCAAGCGAATGATCGCGACCCGCGTCGACGCGGTGACCCATGTGCTGATGCGGATGTACGACGGCCGCCCGTGCTTCGTGCTCTCGCCGATGTGCCGCACCCTCAAGCTCGCCATGGCCGGCCGCTATCACCTCACCCGCGAGGAGGACGGCGAGCTGCGCCCCAAGAAGGACAAATACTCGCACCCGGCCGACGCCCTGCAGTACGGCGTGCTTGGCCTGGGCGAGGGCGGCCGCATGATCGGTGTCGCCAACATCGGCACCATGAAGGCGGCGAAGGTCTACACCGGGCGGCGGAGCATGAGAAGGATTTCTGCGTGATCGATCCACTGGAATGGGCCATTGCTCAACGCATCATGAGGTTCGGCGAGAAGGTCGACAAAGCTGAGTATGACGATGCGCGGGATGTCGCCATCGAGGTGGTGACGATCACCAAGGAGATCATCGCGATGGTGAGGCAGGACGCAAAACGCGACAAATAGGAATGCGTTCAGGCCATCAGGCCGTCTTCGACGGCTCGTCCGGCGACAGCGGGCCCGAGTACATCGTCGCCCTACGCAAGGCGCTTGAGCGCATCAAGGCAATCGATGGGTCGTCCCCTGGAGAGTGACATCGCCGGCGCGCCGGCGCGCTGGCTGCTGGTGTTCGACCGCGAGGCGGCGACCTGGTGGATGAGTCTTCTCGCGCTCGGTCGCTACAAGCACGTCCGCGCCATCGGCTACGTCTACGACGCCGACGCTTACCTGTTCTACGACGTCCAGCTCGCCGGCACCACGCTGCAGCTTGCCCGCGGCAAGGCCGCCCGGCAGCTGATCTCCGAGTGGATCGCCCACGCCGACGTCCTGGCGATTGAGCCGGGGAGCGCCAGGCATCGCCAGGGAGTTTTGCGCCCCCTGCTCTGCACCACCTCGATCGCCCACCTGGTCGGCTTGCCCGGTGCTTTGCGCCCCGACGCCCTGTTCCGCCAGGCTCTGCGCAACGGAGCCGAATGGGTGCATCACTATGGGCGTACCGAAGGCGCCGCAGCCCCAGCAAGACCCGATGCTGGACCAGCTGATGGCAACGGCGCAGCGACAGCAGCAGACTGCGCTGCAGAGTGAAGCGGCCGGCGACACTGCCTCGCTGATGGCGCGCTACGGCATGCGCCTCGCGCTCGGCACCGCCCCGGCCTACGGCACCGGCACCGCCGCCAATCCGATCGCCGGCCTGTTCAAGGCCGCGACCGTCGGGGCGCGCGCATGAACGCGCCGTTCCGCTCACAGCCGGGCCCGCCCGGCGCTCCCGAGCCGCCCCCGAGCGACAATCCGCTTGAGGAGGAGGCGCTGTCGCGGCTGGCTGCGGCGCGCACCTGGAAGACCTATTTCGAGGTCGACATCCGGGAAATGTACTTCATGACGGCGCCGCACCGGCAGCGCCAAATCTCGTCGATGACGCAGCCCGGCGCGATGCGCTGGATGGACTACCCCGAGCTGAACACCTCGCTCGGCTATGACCTGTGCGGCGAGTTCGTCACCGAGATCGTGCAAACCTTCATGCCCGAGGCGCAACAGTGGGTCGAGCGCGGCAAGGGCATGTTCGTGCCCGAGGACGCCTGGAGCCAGGTCGCCGACCAGGTGCAGCAGGACGACCTCGCGGTCTTCGAAGCGATCAAGGCGTCGAACTTCTACTCGGAAATTCCGAAGAGCTATAACCCGGACCTGGCGATCGGCCTGACCGGCCTGTGGGTCGATGTGCGCGGCCCCGCGATCGTGTGCCAGGCGCTGCCGATCCGCGAGCTTGAGGTCAACCTCGGCCCCTACGGCGAGATCGATGACCGCTTCGCCGTGCGCTACCCGTACAGCTCGCACGTCAAGGGCCTGCTCGGCTCGACGGTGTGGACCAAGGTGCCGGCCGAGCACAAGCGCAAGATCGAGAATGCCAAGCCAACCGATCGCACCCAGGTGGTGTGGGGGTTCTGGCGGCTGTGGGACGACATCGGCGACGAGGTCTGGCAGCACGTCGTGCTGATCGACAACCGCCTGATCCACGACACCGAGATCAGGGGCGAGGGCGTCTGCCCGCTGCTGATCACCCGCTTCGATCCGTCGGCCGATTGGCCGCTCGGCCTGGGCCCGCTCTACAAGACGCTGCCTGACCTGCGCCAGCACGACGAGCTGATCGCGCGCAAGATCGAGGCGGTGGGCCGCAACATCAACCCGCCGGTGACCTATCCGTCGGACAGCTTCGCCAACATCGAGCAGGGCATCGAGGATGGCTTCGCCTATCCGATCCGGCCCGGCACCTCCGACAGCGTCAAGCCGATCTACCCGGCGATCAACATGGAGCCGGCGATCTATCAGACCGAGGACATGGAGCACCGCATGCGGCGGCTGTTCTATATCGACTTCCCGGAGCAGTCCGGCGACACCCCGCCGACGCTCGGGCAGTGGCTCGACCAGATGGCGCGGGCGCAGCGCCGCATCGGCACCCCCGGCATGGCGTTCTGGCGCGAGGGCCCGGCGCAATATTTCTCGCGGTACAAATATCTGCTGGAGCGCACCGGCGTGGTGCGTCCGCTCAAGGCCAAGAACGGCGGCCTGATCTCGACGCGGCCGATGAACCCGGCGCAGCGCGCCGCCGAGCAGCAGGAGATCGCGACCACCCAGCAGGCGATCCAAATCTGCGCGACCGCGTTCCCCGAAGAGTGGAAGATGATGATCGACGGCGGCGCCAGCATGCAAAAAATCATCGAGAAGATGCGGGTGAAGCTCCTGGTGTTCCGGCCGCCCGAGCATGTCCAGGCGGCGGTCGCCGGCATCGCCCAGCTCCTCGGCGGTCAGCAGGCCGGCGCCGAGCCGCCGCCGGGAGCCACGCCGCAATGAAGTGGAAAAAATCGCTCTACCATGCCGGCTGGTTCGCGTTCGATCCGGCGAGCCGCCCGTGGAACATCGAGGTCGCCAAGGCCGGCGACGCGCGCTGGGCGCTGACCGTCGGCCGCGAGCAGATCGCCACCGACGACGACCCCCTGGAGCTGATGGCGGTCGCCGCCCGCACCGTCACCGCGCGGGCCGCAGCATGATCTCCGACGAAGAACTTATCGCCGCCATCGACCGCATCGGCATGACCCCCGACGGCGAGATGTTGTACCTCTACCTGCAGAAGCGGCTCACCCGGGTACTACATACAGTCGAACCCGGTGCTTTGCAGACCGAAAACGGCGTCCGCATCCTCGCGTCCGACCTGATGGGTTTCCTATCAGCTGGACTGAACGAGGCTTATGCCGGTGCCCGAAGCGACCGCATCGTCACTTTCAAACTCCCCGAGCGGGTCGAGCAGCGCGGGCCCGGCACCGCAGCCGAGTTCTTTGCAGCCGAACGGCGGCGGATCACCGGCGAGCAGCGCGGCAGCAACAAGCCAGAACCCTTCGACCGCAGCGGCACCGGCTGAGCGCCCGAGCTGGACCCCCGAGAAATTCTGGGATGGCGGCAAGCATGAGCTGAAGGGCACCGAGCTGCGCGGCGAGCTGGACCGCCTCACCGCCATCGAGGCGGCCGACATCAGCCGCAAGGCGAGCGTCCCCGCGCCTGACGCCTATCAGCTCAAGTTCAATCCCGACTTCGTGGTGCCCGAGGGCATGCAGTGGAGCTGGGACGGTGTCGACCCCGCCCTGATCACCCAGGCGCGCAGCTTTGCCAACGCCAACGGCATGAGCCAGGAGCAGTTCTCCGGGATGCTCGGTCTTCATGCCGCGCGCCTGATTGCCGAGAACCAGCTGGTCACCACCGCCAAGGCGGCCGAGGTCGGCAAGCTCGGCCCCAACGGCAACACCCGCATCGATGCGGTGAAGACCTGGGTCCACGCCATCGTCGGCGACGACGCTCCCGCGCTGCTGCGCGTGATCGAGCAGGCGCCGATGGCGTCGACCATCGCCGCCTTCGAAAAAATGATCCGCATCTTCACCACGCAGGGCGTCGGCGGCTCGCCTGGCGCCCATCGCGACGGCGCCGGCTCGCAGCCCGAGAAGCTCAGCGACGCCGACTACGCAAAGCTCACCTACGCCGAGAAGCAAGCCTACGCCGCGAAGTTCGACCAGTCGCGGTTCAACGGCCGCGGGCCGTAAGGAGTTTGAACGATGGCCGCTCCCTCCAACCTCATCACCGTGGCGGAATACGCCAAGTCGTTCGACAACACGGACCTGCGGCGCCCGCCCATCGAAATGTTCGCCGCCTCGACCGACGTCTTCGATGCGATGCCGTTCGAGGGCCTGCGCGGTTCGGTGTTCCAGTATTACCGGCAGGCGGTGCTCTCCAGCCCGCAGTTCCGCGCCATCAATGAGGCGTCGACCTCGGGGCACGGCTTCATCACGCCGCTCCAGGAGAACACCGCGGTCATCGACCACGACATCGATGTCGACCGCGCGATCATCGACCGTCACGGCCCCGAGCGCCGCGGCTACGAGGAGCGCATGGGCCTGACCGCCTTCGGGCAGCTCTGGGCCACCACCTCGATCAAGGGCGACACCTCGGTCAACTCGAGGGTGTTCAACGGCCTGCAGGCGCGCTGCACCAAGTACGGCCGCGACAATCACGGCAAGAACACCGGCGTCGGCGGCGGCGCCCTCTCGCTCGGCGACCTCGACCAGACCATCAACATGGTCAACAAGCCGACCCACATCATCGCGCCCTACCTGTCGCGTCCGCTGTGGATCGCGCTCGCCCGCAACCAGACCCTCGCCGGCTTCGTCCTCCAGGAGTTCGACGTGTCGGGCAACAAGGGCGTCGGCGGCGTCAAGGCGAGCTACGCCGGCCTGGAGTTCCTGTGGGGCTACCCGAAGGACGACCACCCCTACATGCTCGACTTCAACGAGGTCGCATCGGGCGGTGGCGGCGCGGTGACCGCGTCGCTCTACGTCGTGAGCTTCGGCGAGGGCCGCCTGCGCGGCCTGCAGCTGCGCCCGCTCGGCGTGCTCGACATCGGCCTGCTGCAGGACGGCAAGACCTTCCGCACGCACATCTCGTGGGACGTCGGCATGGTCGACGAGCACAAGTACTGCATCGCGCGCCTCGACAGCTGGACCAACGCCCCGATCGTCGCGTGATCGCGGCGACCCGATGGAGTGACTGCAATGGCAGGCATGAACGACCGCAATTATAGCTTCGACATCAATCTGCAGCTCTCGGATGGCGCTGCACCGATTGCTGCCAGCGGTTACGCCCAGGTCGGCGGCGCCCAGCAAATTCTCGACCTGGGTGGCAACCAGGCGTCCTCGCCGAAGTGGCAGGACCGCGTCGACATGATGTGCGTGATCGACATCACCGCCCTCGGCGTCGCCGCCGGCAACCTCGCCCGCTTCTCGCTGGTCGGCTCCAACGACCCCGCGCTCGGCTCGGGCAACGTCGAGCTGGCGTCGACGCAGGTCGGCAACGGCCTTGGCATTCCGAACCCCGGCGTCAGCGCGGCGCCCGGCCGCATCGAGATGCCGTTCACCAACAACCAGCTCGGCCAAATCTACGAGTATGTGGCGCTCTACGTCACCATTGCCGGCGGCGGCACCGTGACCGCTCGGGCGTTCATCGCCGTCATCCCGCGGAGCTGACCATGGACGGCGAGCGGTTCACCGATCTCGACCAGAAGCCCAACGGCATGGTCGACATGTGGGACATGGGGCCCGAGAAGCCGATCGCGCCCAACCCGCCGCCCGAGCCGAAGCCGACCGGCCACAAGGCCGACGATGCGGTCGCGCAGCAGCAGTACGACGACGCCGTCGAGGACTACAAAAAGGAACTCAAGAGCTACTCCGCGCAGAAGAAGGAATACGACGGCTGGCGCCAGAACGCCGGCGGCCCGGTGAAGCGCGAGGTGTGGCCGATCGATGCCAACCGCGCAATCGACGAGTTCCCGGGGCGCTATCGCAAGACCCTGCCGGCCGGCGCCAAGCCCGGCAAGGCGCAAGTCGAAGCCGACGAGCGCGCGGTCGAGCAGGCCGCCGAGACGAAGCGCATCAAGGAGCGCGACCCGCACATGGGTAAGGGCGCACCGAGCTGATGTTTCACGTGAAGCCTTTCCTCCCTGGACTGGGCCGCGGTGCGGCCCTCTTCTTTTTGGGTGCTTTGCTGACCGTCGCGGCGTTCGCCACACCGTGGCATGTTCGAATGGCCGCTCGATAAGCTGGCGCTGATCAATTCGGCCCTGCGGCAGACCGCCGACAATGTGGTCGCGGCCGCCGACGACGGGTCCGAAGAGTGGAACGTGTGCTCGCCGGCCTATGAGCGCGCGCTCGGCTACATCATCGAGCAGCATCCGTGGTCGTGGGCGCGCACCATGGTGGTGTTGCAGCCGGCGGCGAACGTGCCCGCCGACAAGATGTGGGACACCGCGTTCAACCTGCCGGCCGACCTCGTCCATCTGATCTACGCCCGGATCATGGACCTGCCGTGCAACTACCAGATCATGATGGGGCCGCCCGAGAGCGGCAATCGCCCGCAGCTCTGCGTCAACGCGCAGGGCGGCCCGCCGCCGCCACCGGTGCCGCAGGCGCCGGCGACCGTCACCATCGCCTACATCTCCGCGACCACCAGCGACCCGACCTATGCGACCCCGACGCTGATCAAGGCGCTTGAGGAGTTCGTGATCGCCGGCATCTATCGCGGCCTGCACGAGGACACCGGCGCGGCGAAGGAAGCCCTGGCGCTCGCCGAGCATTTCCTCCAGCAGGCGCAGACCCGGCACGATCAGCAGATGCCGAAGCGCGCGCTCTACAATTCACGCCTGCGCGCGGCGCGGCGGATGCCGCGGCCGTGGCCGCCGATGCCGTCGGGCTGGTTCGGCACCGGCGTCCCGGCGATGGGCGCCGGCATGTCCGGCTCGGGCGGCACGCCGCCACCGCCGCCGGTGACGCCGTTCACGCTCGGCGAGGACGAGCTGGGTGGACCCAAGGGGACCGGATGATGCGCGCGCTTCTCGTACTGCTGCTGATGCTGCTGTGCTCCGCCGCCCAGGCGCAGAGCAATCCCGGCTTCGTCGACGGCGCGATCCTCTGCGCGAACTATCCGAACCTCGAATGCCAGGGCAATCCGCCGACCAACCCGATGAGCCTGAACCAGGCCTTCATCAACAAGCTCGACGTCACCCAGAGCGTCTCGTTTCCGGCGGGGCCGCAGGGGTCGCTCGGCATCAACACCTGGACGGTGACGGCGGATCAGAGCCAGTGTGCATTCTGCAACCAGCTCTACATGATCTATTACTACGGTGGCGCGACCAGCCGCGGCGACCGCAACAACATCTGGGCCGCGACGGTCCAGACCGCCCCGAACTCCGATGCGACTCATACGCAAACCACGACGGCCGTCGGCCTGGGCGGCTTCTCGTTCACCAATTCCGGCGACGGCGGCACCGGGCTGACGCTCGGCACGGCGTCCGGCACCTACTTCGGCGGCAACCTGGTTGCCGCCAGCAATGGCCAGAACGTCTATGAGCTGAGCGGCGTCGAGGTCGACGTGTGGGTCAACTCAGCGGCGACGCAGCGTTACCTGTTCGCGGTGTCGGCCGCCAACTTTGCCGCCTCGCAAGGCTCGGCGCTCGATGCCGCCTACGAGGTCCACAGCGGCGGCCAACTGTGCGCGTCGCTGTGCCTCGGCGGCGGTCCCTACGGTCCCGGCGTCGGGTTTCACACGGGCCTGGTGTTCGCCGAAATCGGCAACGGTGCGGTGCCGCTCGATAGCGGCGCCACCGTCATCAAGGGCTACGTCGAGACGCTCGCCAACATTCCCGTCGCCTACGGCTTCGACGGGCGCGCCTTCGCCTTCTCGCAGGCGTTCCTGACCTGCTGCGGCGGCGCGTTCAAGGTCGATGGCGCCGGCCACGCGACGGCCGCGGCCTACACGGTGGGCGCGACCGCGGGCGTGACCTGCGGGCCGGCGGCGCCGACGTCGGCGTTCCATGTCATCGGAGGCATTGTGGTCGCATGTTGAAGCGCATCATCGCCGTTCTGCTGCTGCTCGCGACGCCGGCCGCCGCACAGACGCCGCCCTACGTCTATGCGATCACCATGGGCACGACGCAGACGCAGGTGCTGCCGTCGAACACCGGCCGCAAGCGGGTAGTCTTCATCAACCCGAACGCTGTCGCGCTCGTCGCGGTGTGCCCCGCCGGGCCGACGCGCACCGGCACTTCGGTGGTGGCTAAAATCAACGGTCCCGGCTGTCACACCTTGCTGCCCTATGGCGAGCTGGCGGTCGACGCCGGCATCGCCACCGGCGCGCTGCTCAACATGCCGACGGCGTGGATTGCAATTGCCGACACGCCGTCGAGTGCGCTCACGATCTGGGAGTTCGAATGATCCGCACCCTCACCACGCTCGCCTTCCTGCTGGCGCTGACGATCGGCGCCGCGGCGGAGTGCGGCCCGACCAACCCCAACTGCGTGGTGCCGACGGCGCCGCCCGGCACCAGCGACAGCCGCGCCGCCTCGACCGCGTTCGTGATGAAGAACGCCGGCGGCCGCACCCGGCTCACGGCGCCGCTCGACCTCTATGCCGACTACGTCAACGGCAGCGACGCCAACCCTTGCATCACGGGGGCGCCCTGCAAGACGGCGCAGCACACCTACAACATGATGGTGTCGAGCTACGACACCGCCGGTCAGAACGTCGGCATCCATCTCCTCAACAATGACCCGACCTGCTTCAATGTCGTCACCGCCTGGACCGGCGGCGGCAATGTTGTCATCACCGGCCCCGGTTCCAGCAGCACGCAGCCGACCGTCGGCTTCGTCGGCTGCACCGGCAATGGCGTCACCATCCAGGGCAACCTGCCGGGGCTGCTCGGCCTGTTCAACCTCGTCCTGACGTCGAGCAGCGGCGGCGTCAGCCTGCTGCACCAGGGCATCGGCGACGTTGTTCTCAGCAACGTCGTGTTCGGCGCCGCCGCCGCCGCCCACATGGAAGCGATCGGGACCGGCGCCAAGATCACCTGCACGCAGCCCGCCATCATCACCATGACGGCACAGGCCACGGTGTGGGCCGCCGGCATCATCAACGGCAACTTCGTCTGCCAGAGCGCGACCTTCGTGTTCCTCGGCTCGCAGGCCTACACCTTCGTCGCCTACGCCGGCGCGCTCGGCAGCGTCGTCGTCAACGGCTCGGTGTTCTGCTCGAACTACAGCCTGACGACGTGCAATCCGGTGACCGCGGTGACCGGGCAAAAGTTTCTCGCCACGACCAACGGCCTGATCGACACCGAAACCGGCAACTTGAACTTCATCCCCGGCACGCCGAACTCGGGGCAGTTCATCAACGGCGGACAGTACAACTGAGGGCGCGATGAAAAAGCTGCTGGCACTGCTGCTGCTGTTGCTGCTGCCGACGACCGCCGTCGCGCAGCTCGCCGCGGGCTATGTCCAGGTCGGCGACACCAGCCCGGCGACCCTGGTGTGGGAAGCCGGAAGCGGCAGCTTCGTGTCGAACACCAGCGCCGGCTACCAAAACTATCTGGCGAACCTCGCCGCGCTGCCGACCAACACCCGCGCCATCAAGGTGTGCGGCGCCAACAACAACGGCGGCGCCGTCCAGCTCGTCGTCTGCTCGTCCAACCTGCTCGGCGGCTGGGCCACCGGCCAGATCAAGACGGTGTTTGGCGTCGGCGGCGTGCCTGGCGCGAACGGCTCCTTCACCATCACCCTCGACAGCGTCACCAATGGCCTGGTGACGCTGCAAGGCTCGACGTTTTCGGGAGTGTGGACCGGCGGCGGCACCATCGGCGCGGCACCGCTGATCGACACCGCGCGCGCCGTCTACCAGCAGATCGACGAATATAACCGGTTTCAGTTCTATTCGGGGCAGCAGTATTTTATTCCGGCTTTCATCACCAACACTGTGACCCTGACCAACCCGCTGGCGCCGGCATACTTCGTCGAGATGGGTGGCGCGGGGCTGACCATCACGCTGCCGCAGGCAAACCTGCTCGGCTCGATCCCGATCGGCCAGCCGATCCTGTTCTACAATCCCGGCTTCCCCGGCTTCACCGTGAAGGACTTCGGCGGCAACACGCTCAAGAACCTCACCAACGTGCAGTCGATCCAGCTGATGCTGCTCGACAACGGCACCACCCAAGGCAGCTGGGCCTTCATCATCGGGTCGAACTGAGGATGCCATGCCGGTCGGCGAGATCATCACCGCGCAGCGCGACTTCTCGGCCGGCCAGGTCGACGAGAGCCTGAAGCGCAACGAGGATCACCCTGCCTATAAGGCGGGGCTGCGCCGCTGCAGCAACTATCGCCTGCTCAACACCAAGGGCGCCGCCAATCGGTTTGGCCGCTCGGCGCAGTTCTTCGACGGCCCGCGCGTCGAAGACATCCTGATGGGCCCGGGCTGGCCGTTCGCGTTGTGCTTCTCGGGCACGAGCACGGCAGGGCAAGGCCAGCTGCAAATCCGCCAGAACGGCGCCGTGGTGGCGACTTTCACCGGCCTGCTGTGGACCGCGGCGACCGTCAACCAGATCGTCTGGTGCATCCTGCAGAGCCAGATTTTTATCACCTTCCCCGGCATGCAGCCGCAGGTGATCACCTGGACGATCAACTCGACGACGTTCGCCATCGCGCCCTATGCGGTGATGACGCTCGGCAACCAGAAGCGCGCGCCGTTCTACCGCATCTCGCCGCACGGCATCACGCTGCAGCCGGCGGCGACCACCGGCACCGTCAACCTGGTGTTCTCCGACAACGTGCTCGACCCCGGCATGGTCGGCACCTACATCCGCTTCGTCGGTCGGCAGATCAAGATTGTCACCGTCGCCGACGCCCAGCACGGCACCGGCGCCGTCCAGGAGCCGCTGCTGCCGAGCTACACCATCCAGACCAATGGCTCGACCAATGCTGCGGTGGTCGGCGACGTCGTCATCGGGGCGGTAACCGGCGCCAAGATGCAGGTCACCTCGGTCACCCCACCGTCGACCTTTACTGCCCAGGCGCTCAACGGCACGCTCCCCGGATTGGGCGGCTCGGCCGATATCCTGGTCGGCCCTGGCGGCTCGCTCGGCGTCGCGCAGGCTAATACGGTCGGCCCGCCGTCGGCGGTCACCGCTTGGGATGAGGAGGTGTTCAACGCCTATCGCGGCTGGCCGGCGTCGTGCTTTGCCGACCAGCAGCGGCTCGGCCTGTGCAACATTCCGCGGGTGCCGTCGGGCGTCGTGTGGTCGGCGATCGGCTCGCCGTTCGACCTCTATGTGCCGCCCGAGGGCCTGACCGCCGAGAACTCGATCTTCGAATTGGCGCCCGGCAAGACCCAGGTCTACTTCGTGCAGGCCGGCGCCGAGAGCGACGAGTTCGTGTTCGGCGACAATGCGATCTATTGGGTGCCCATCAACGTCCAGAACCCGCTGTCCGCCACCGGCGCGGTGGTGTTCAACAAGATCGATGAGGGTGCGGCGCAGGTGCAGCCGCGGTTCTGGCGTGGCGCCATCGTCTACATCAACGCCGCCGCCAATATGTGCCGCCTGATTGCCGCGACCGGTGCCTATAACCGGCCCTACGAGGCGCGCGACCTCACCGAGTTTCACCGGGCGCTGATCATCGCGCCGGTCGCCATCGCCTGCCCCGACGGCGACAATCCGCTGTTTACCGAGCGTTACATCTACGTGCTCAACGGCGACGGCTCGCTCGCGGTCGGCATGATCGACATCGAGAACGGCCAGCTCAAGTCGCCGCCCGGCTGGGTTCGCGAGGTCGGCGTCGGCAACGTCACCTGGGTGGCGGCGCGGCTGTCGAACGTGTGGCTGACGACGACCTATCCCGGCGCGGCGGGGCCGCTCGCCGAGCTGCTCGACCCGCTGCGCTTCATGGACGCTTCGATCAACTACAATTCGGTGCCGCCGCAGATGACGCCGCCTGGCGGCAAGGGCCCGCTGTGGTGGCAGGCAAACCAGGCGGTGGCGGTGCTCGACGTCGGCCTGCGCCAGATGGGCATCTACCAGGTCGACGCCAACGGCTTCCTGGTGCCCCAGTTCATTGGCGGCGAGAACCTGGCGTCGCCGCAGCTCGTCGTCGGCCAGCCGTGGACCGGCAACATCGAGCCGTTCATTCCGTCGCCCGGGCCCGGCCAGGATATGCTACAGCGCATGATCCGGCGTCGCATCCGACGCATGGCGGTGTATTTCTCGAACTCGACCGGCTTCGTGTTCAATCGCCTGTTCGGCGGCCCGGTGCGGCCCTATGGCCCGGCACCCGGCACGGTGATGAACTCGCGGCGCATCCCGACCTACGAGATGGGCGACGACGTCACTGCGTCGGCGCCGCTACGGGTCGGGGTCGAGTTCTGGCGGCCGGCGGGCCGCGACTACGATCCACGCGCCTCGGTCGTGAAGGACACCGTCGGGCCGATCACCATCCTGGAAATCGGCACCGAGGTGACTGTGTGAGGACACCATGAGCAGCCCCGTCGCATCCGGTGCATCGATTGCCAGCGGTGGCCTTAAGGCCTATGGCGACGTCGTCGGCGCCAAGGGCAAGGCCGCGGCCGATCGGTACCGCGCCGCGACGCTGATGCAGACCGCAGAGCGCGCCAAGGTGCAGGCGGTGCAGACCGGCGCCACCGAGAGCGAGCAGCTCGTCGCCACGCTCGGCAACATCAAGGCGGTGCGGGCGGCGGCGCGCGGCGATCCGACGTCGCCGATGGCGGCCGCTTATGGCGACTATCAGGAGGAGCTGGGCAACACCAAGAAGGCGATCGACGTCGACAACATCATGGCGAAGGCGCGCCAGGACGAGAGCGATGCGGCCTATCTCGACACTACCGCCAAGCAGTCGCTGCTGATGGGCGACATCGCGGCCGGCGCCGATATCGCCAGCTCGATTGCCTCGGCGACCGGCGGTCCCGGCGGCGGCGACTTCCTCAAGAAACTGATGACGGGCTGATCCCATGGTTGAACTTGCACGCGAGCCGACGTCGGTCCCGTTCCCGTCCTCGACGACGCAGCCGATCCATTACAATCTGACGTCGGCCGACATCGCCGGCCCCTACACGATGATTGCGCAGGCGTCGGACAAGCTCTCCCGGGCCGCCTCCGACATCGCGGTGCCGTTCGCCCAGAAGGCCGGCCAGGACGCGGTGCGGGTCGACGACAAGGGCAACATGGTCGTCGACAGCCTGCCGCCGATCCTCGGCGACGCCGGCAAGGCGGCGCGCATGACGATGGCGGCGAAGATGGAGCCGCAGATCGAAACCGACCTGCTGCGGCTGCGGCTCGATCCCGAGAACGCGCGCGACCCCCAGAAGTATGCGGCGGCGCTGCGCGGCTATCGCGAGGGCATGGTCGGCAAGGTCGGGCTCGACCCCGCGCTGCAGGCCGGCGTCGGCAAGATGGTCGACAGCACCGGGGCGCATAACCTGCGCAGCGTGATCACCGACCAGCACGCCAACCAGGTGCGCGACGAGCTGCAGACCCTGCAGGCGCGGATCAAGGAGAAGCAGGAGCAGCGCGAGCTGCTGGCGTTCCAGAAGGGTGGCACCGACACGCCGGAATTTAGGACGCTCACCGGCGACGTGAACAAGCTCTACGATCAGCTCGGTGCCAATCCCTGGACCAAGACCTCGCGGGCGCGCATCGAGCTGGAGCAGAAGGAGCACGACGACCGCATCGACGCCCAGGCGGTGAACGGCCAGGCGGTGCGGATTTTCCAGGGTGCCACCGACAAGGAGGGGCGGCCCGACAAGATCGCCGGCATGGCCGCGGCGAAGAAGTTTCTCTACGAGAGCTACTTCGGCGACAAGACGCCGCTTACCCACATCCCGGTCGAGAAACGCTACACGCTGTTCAGCGAGGGCCACCGCGCGGTCGAGGCGTCCGACTTCACCGACAAGGCGGCGATTGCCCGCAACAAGGGTCTGGTCGACCATTGGGTCAAGACCACCACCGACAATCTCGACGCCTTCAACATCACCGACTGGAGCAACTTCCATCAGCAGTCGGCGACGATCGGCGACATCGAGAGCATGCGCAAGCTCGACCAGTTCAGGGTCACCCACGACACACTGTCGGACCTCCAGAAGAAGGGTGACATGGAGGGCCACGCCCGGGTCATGGAGCAGCTCAAGCGCGGGCTGATGCCAGAGCCGACGGCGCCGAGCTTCCTGCGGTCGCGCGCCGTCAGCCCAGGCCTCGGCGCTCGCGCCGATAGCCTCAACCCCGACTTCGCCAGCCGGCTGCAGCGCGCGGTCACCCTCGCCGAGGCCGCCAACCCCGGCCAGGCCGCCAAGTTCGAGAGCTTCGGGCGGACCACGGCAGAGCAGGCGGAAATCTATGCGCGCTCCCACGGCGGCCGCGCCTTCACGGCGGCGCCGCCCGGCTACTCGCTGCATGAGAAGGGTATCGCCTCCGACATGCGGTCGGGCCCGATCCTCGACTGGCTGCACGCGCACCCCGAGGTGATGAAGAGCGTCGGCCTCGAGTTTTTGCCCGACCGCCTCAACGACCCCGGCCACATCCAGATTGCCGGCCACCTGCGCCACGGCGCCGGCCCGGCCGGCCCGTTGCCGGCGCTGTCGCCGACGACGCCGCAGCATTTCGACACCAGCGACGCCGCCTCGATGGCGAGCTGGTCGACCATGCTCAACGCCGGCCGCGCCGCCACCGCGCACGACGCCGAGATGCTGTTCAACACGCTCAAGGAGGTCAGCGACGCCGGCGGCCCGCTCAACCGGGACCACCTGCAGTTTGCCACCTACCTGGCGGGGCTCGGCAACCGCTCTGACCTGGTCGAGAAGCTCTCGCCTATCCTCGCCGGCGCCGAGGCCGCGCGCATCCTGGCGCCCGGCGAGAGCACGGCGTTCATCTCCAACGCCAATGCTGCGATTGCCACCGGCGACCCCTACCAGGTCGCGGCCGCGACCGAGGGCATCCGGGTGGCGCAGAAGCGCGATGCGGACATGGCGGCCTCGCCGATCGCGAGCGCCCGCAAATATATCGACGGCGCCGGCACCGCGAACCCGCTCAACCTTCAGAACCCGCAGGCCTTCGGCGCCGAGCTGGCGAACCGCCGCGGCATCAAGGGGCACATCGACGCCGCCTATAAGGGCAAGTTCGGCTCCGCCAACTATCTCGGCCCCGAGGAGAGCAAGCAGTTCGCCGAGGCGCTGCGGCACGGCGATGCTTCGACTGCGGCGGGCCTGCTCAACTGGCTCAAGTCGCTTCCCCAGGAGGACTACTACAAGACGATCGCGCAGCCGGATGTGCGCAACGCCATCCTCGACATGACCCACAGTAACAACGGCACCCGCATGATGGCGGGCTACAACGCGATGGATGGCATCCTCGGCGATGCCGAAGGCTCGCGCCAATTCCAGACGATCTTCGGCGAGCACGCCGACGGCGCCAAGGCGCAGTTCGGCCTGATCCAAGGCGTCGTCGGCACGTTCGGCGCCGACGAGAGCGCCGCGATGCTCAACGGCGTGAAGACGGCGGCGCAGCGAACCGAGCAGGAGAACCTGCGCAAGTCGACCATGGACGCGCTGGGCAGCACGACCCCACAGCAGGTCGCCACCCGCATCAGCGGTGGCATGATCAGCGGCGGCTTCGTCCCGGTCGAGCCGACCCAGGCCGGCGAGATGCTGAGCGAATGGAAGGCCGGCGTCGCCGAGCTGGTCGCCAACAACACCGCCATCGATCGCGCCAAGGAGATCATGTACCAGCGCATGGCGAGGGAGTGGACCAAGTCCGGCGTTAACCGCGGCGCGGTGATGCGCGACGCGCCCGAGGCGGTGTTCCCGGTGCTGCCGGGCGATCCGCAGTCGCAATGGGTGACGCAGCAGTTCAACCAGCAGGCGGAGGCAATCCTCGGGCCGCAGTTCGCGGCGCCGGTGCCGAGCGCACTCGGACCTTCGGAGCCGCAGTCGGAGCCGGTGCCCAATTGGCAGATCGTCGGCGTGCTGTCCGATCGGCAGACCCATCAGGAACGGATGGAGGGCGGCGCGGCAGCGACGTCGTGGCGCGTCATGGTGATGAACGCGCGCGGTGAGATCGCGCCGCTGCGCGACCCCAAGACCGGGCGCGAACGCTGGGGCATCGACACCCGCGACATGCCCATGGAGCCGTTTACCAACTCGTTCTATGGCCCGAACTCGCCGGAAGGCAACGCCTACAATCGCGCCAAGCAGGACATGCAGAACGCGCAGCGCATGCGGTTCCTGCAGGAGCAGGGCGCCGACGCGGTGCCGCCGGTCGGCCCGCGCGGCATCACCGCCGGCCAGGCGCTGCGCGGTGCCGAGCGTCTCGGCCGCGGCGCGCTGCGCGCCCTGACGCCGCTCGCCGACAAGCTGTTCGGCGGACCTGGCAGCGCCGTGCCGCCGGCCTCGCAGTACAATCCCGCGACCGGGATGACGGGCCCGCCGCTCGATGCCGACGCGCATGCGGGGGCCCGCGATGGCGGATAACGACAACGTCCAGGCTGATCCGCGCGATACCGACCCGCGCGACTTCACCGCGATTTACAACACGCCGCTCACCCCGCCCGAGGAGGACAGCTTCCAGGGCTGGATGAAGGACCAGTCGGACAAGAGCGGCCGCGACGTTTCGAAAGACCTCTACGACTACGACCTGCGCGGCTACTGGCGCGCCAACGCCGGCGACACCGAGGAGGGCCCGCAGCTCGCCGGCGGACCTCCCGAGACGCGCGCCCATCTCACCGACGACTACAAGAAGCCGAACCACATGACGTTCTCGACCGGGAGCATCTGGCACGGCCTCGCCGGCAACGAGGGCGGCACCTGGGAGAAGCGCGACGATGGCAGCTACCTGTTCACGCCCGGTAAGAATAACCGCGGCTTCTACTCGTCGGACGACATGAACCGCTACTTCGACAAGGTCGAGCGGACGCATGGCAACGACATCCGGCTGCCGGGCACGGAGGCGCCGGCGCCGCCACCGGCGCCGCCCGGCATCCAGATGCAGAACGGCAGGGTGACGCCGTCGAGCCTCTATGGGCACCTGGTCAAGCAGTTCAGCAACTCGCCGCTCAATGGCTATGTGCCGCGCGACGGCGCGCGGTTCGGCATCACCAAGGGCACGCCCGAGGAGTGGGCGCAGTTCGGCCTCGCCGTCGCCAGGCAGGAGAGCGGCTTCAATCCGCGCTCGACCAACCTCAACGACCCCGGCGGCTCCTTCGGCCTGTTTCAATTCAATCAGCGGCAATACGGGCTGCACGGCAACGCCTACGATCCGACGGCGTCGGCGAATGCCTTCGTCAAGTCGGCCGAAGACCTGGTGAGCGACGACCACGGCATCGCCGGCATGGGCGCCACCTTCGGCTCGATCCGACGCCCCGGCGAAACCACGCAGCACCTGCCGTTTGCCCGCAACATCGCCTCGGCGGCCGGCGACGAGCCTGCCGCGCTGCCGACGGGCGCACCGTCCGATGCTTTCGAGGCGGCCGCCGCCCGCGTGCGCGGGGCGGTGCAGCCGGCCGGCGGCCGCCAGGAGGGCATCGGCACCGACCTCGCGACCAAGTTCATCCCGGGGCTGGCGCATAGCCTCATCATCGACCCGATCAATACCGGCGCCGAGCTGCTGCAGCGGTCGGTCGGCGGCGAGGACATTTCGGAGAACCCGGAGGAAATCCCCCGCGCCTTCCAGGCCGCCGGCGTCATCGCGCCGGGGCACATGCCGTTCGCCGAGCCTGGCGCGCTCGGAGCAGGCGGCGGCCGAATGAAAATTCCGGCGCCACCCGAGCCGGCGCCCGAGCTGCCCGCGCCTCATCCCGATCGGATCAACACCCGCCTGGTCACCAGCAAGAAGGCGGTGCCCACCGACGAGGCGCAGGACGTCAGCATGGAGGCGATGCGCGCGACGCCGAAGCTCTACGAGAAGAACGTCGGCGTGGTGCGCGACTATCCGAATGTGCGCGAGGAGATCGCGCAGGGCGGCACCACCGACGAGGTCGCGGAGCATTTCATCGACCATGTGAAAAAGAACCTGCTGTGGCTGCATGATCAAATCCCGGACGCCATCCGCCAACGCTCGCAGCTGTGGTACGAGGGCGGCAACAAGATCGTGAAGGATTGGGCCCAGAAGTACGGCATCAGCGAAAGCTCGGCCGCCGGCGTGATCGCGTCGATGTCGCCCCAGAAGGACTGGTTCCAGAATGTCAGCCTGGCCGAGCGCGTGCTCGATACCCTGCGCGGCCAGGGCCAGAACTTCTACCGCGGTTTCACCACCACCCCGGAGATGGAGCAGACCTTCAAGCGCATCGGTTTCGACAAAAAGACGGGAGAGATCAAGGAAGACTGGCAGCCGATGTGGGACCGCATCAAGGGCAGGAGCCTGAGCGACATCGACGAGATGAACGAGACGCCGGACGTCAAGGCCGGCCTCAAGGCGCTGTGGGTGCGGCTCCACGACCAGGCGCACCGCTCGTCGTCCTATCGGCTGGTCAGCCCGGAGGGCGAGTTCGGCGACGTCATGCGCAATGCCGATGGTCGCCCGTCGAAGATGGCGTGGGGGTCGCTCACCGAGATCAGCAAGGCCATCCGGGCGATCGAGAGCCCCGAAGAGATGCAGACCCTGATGGGTGAGAAGCACAAGGTCAGAAACTTCTACAACAACCTGCTCGATCCCAACGGCCCGATGGGTGACGTGACCATCGACACCCACGCGGTGGCGGCGGGCCTGCTGCGGCCGCTGTCCGGCAACAGCATCGAGGTCAGCCACAATTTTGCGAACTACGCCGGCAAGGGAAAGCCCGGTGTTTCCGGCTCGGCCGAGACGGGCATCCAGGGCACCTATCCGCTCTATGCCGAGGCCTACCGGCGCGCCGCCGCGGAGCGTGGCATCCTGCCCCGGCAGATGCAGTCGATCACCTGGGAGGCGGCACGGGGCATGTTCCCAGATACGTTCAAAACTGATAAGAATGTGGAGGCGATCGACGCCATGTGGAACCGTTACCGAGCCGGAAAGCAGAGCCTCAATGCCACCCGAAAACAAGTCCTCGACGCCACCGGAGGCATCCGACCACCCGACTGGTTTGCGCCAGGGCACAGCCTCAACATTCGGTGACCCCGTGCTGGCGCTCATGCAGCGTTTCAACATGCCGATGACGCGCGAGAAGTATCTCGATCTTGCCTTCATGGGCGAACCGCCCGACGAGCTTGGCCCCGAGCAGGAGGCGGAGCTGCCGCCGCAATTCCGGCGGGGTGGTGCCACCCCGGAGGCCTAACCGCTCATGCCCCTGGTTCCCGTCGAAAACCGGTACGGTCCTGCGCCGCCGGCGTTCAACCCGGAGCCGGGGCCCACCCCCGACCAGACCTTCGCGGCCGCCTTCCACGAAGGCTCGACCGTCTATTCGATCCTCAAGGACATCTACAACAGCGGCCGCTTTGCGCCGGTCGACGGCTACTCCCCGAAGTGGAGCGACGTCGTCGCCCTCGGCCCGCGCTACGCCGAGCGCGCCGGCGAGTTCGCGGCCGCCGTCTCGCCCGAGCATTTCAACGCCATCAAGGCCGACATCGACCAGCGGGCCGCCGACGATCACACCATGGCGGCGTCCGGCGGCCTCGGCATCGTCGCCAGGTTCGCGGCCGGCGCCGGCCCCGAGCTGCTGCTGCCAGGCCGCGTCGCCGTCGGCGTCTTCAAGAACGCCGTCCCGTGGGCGCGCGGCATTGCCGAGACGGCGGCCGGCGGCGCCCTGCAGGGCGCGGCGCAGGAGGCCATCCTGCAGCCGACCCACCCCGACCGCACCCTCGGTGAGAGCACCTGGAACGTCGCCAGCAGTGCCATCCTCGGCGGCATCCTAGGCGGCGCAGCGGTCGGCCTGTCGCGCTACGACTGGGCGCGGATCATCGGCAAGATGGATGACGAGCGCGTCGCGGCCGACGCCCATGTGGCGGGCGCGCCGCCGCCCGAGCCACCGCCTCCCCCGTTCGGCGCCAAGCCGCCCGCGCCCGACGTGCCCGAGATCATCGCGCGGCTGCAGAAGAGCGACAGCCTGACCGCGCGCCGCGCTGCCGGCGACCTCTCGGAGGCCTCGACGTTCGGCAAGGTCGACACCGAGGACATGCCGTCGACGCTGTCGGGCGGCCCGCCGCTCGACACCATGGCGAAGACGCAGAGCATCAACACCGGCAACAAGGTCCGCGACACCCTCACCGACGCCTATGCCGACTATCATCTGAGCGAAGAGCAGGCGGCGCTGCCTGAGCGCGACCGCCTCACCTATCGGCAATTCAATGAAATGGTCGGCGATGCGCTGATGGCCGGCGACAAGCACGAGGTGCCGCAAGTCGCCAAGGCCGCCGCCGAGGTCCGGCCCGAGCTTGAGGCGTGGCTGGCGCGTCAGGAGAAGGCCTCCCCCGGATCGACGCCGGCGCCGCGCGAGGGCGAGGGCACATTCCCGCTGATCTGGGACACCGACAAGATTGCCGCCAACCGCGGCGACTTCGAGCTGTACCTCAAGCAGTGGCTGGCGTCGCACCAGAAGCCCGAGGCCGCCGCATTGAAGCCGGGCACCAAGGAGTTCGGCCCCGGCAGCCACGCCCTGACGACGGCCTATTACGACGACAAGACCCTGACCGCCGAGCTGACGTTCAAGGGCGGCCGCACCTACGTCTATGAGAACGTGCCGAAGGACGAGTACGACAAGCTCGTCAACGCGGCCTCGCCGGGTCACCACTTCAATCTGAACTTCAAGACGGTTCACAAAGGCACGCTCAAGGCGGCCGAGGAGGTGAAGCCGACCGAGGTCGCCGGCGGTGCCACCGAGCGCGAGCTGCGCGCCCGCGCCAGCGACATGACCGGCAACATCCTCGCAGGCAAGGCCGACCACATCGGCGTCTCGAACGAATGGGCGCGGCCCTGGATCGTGCGCGATGTCGAGCAGATGATGCAGGGCCACCTGCACAAGGCCGCGCCCGAGACACTCATCGCCGAGCGGTTCGGCGACGCCGACATGGCGAAGGTCACTCAGAGCATCAAGGAGGACTTCGCCAAGCTCGCCGAGGGCAAGACGGCAGAGGAGGCGGCGGCGCTCAAGGAGAGCCGCAACGCGACGATCGCCGATGTCGAGACGCTGCGCGATCATTTCCTCGGCCGCAACACGGTGTCGCCCGAGCTGCCGACGCGCAACATTGGCAAGGCCGCGGCGGCGGCGCGATCGGTTGGCGACCTCGCGACCGCCGGCCTGGAAGCCATCGGCTCGGTCAAGGACATCACCAACATGCTGGCGCGTTACGGCGTCGAGGCGGTGTTCCAGGATACCTGGGTGCCGCTGCTGCGCTCGCTCGCGACCGCCGACCAGAAGCTCGCCCGCGAGGCTGAGCGCCAGGCCCAGGTCATGGGCATTGCGCTTGAGACGATGAACAAGCAGCCGGTCCCCGAAACCCTCGCCTCGACGCTGGAGACGACGCTGCACGCCGGCGCCGACCCGGCGCAGCTTGTCCAGATGGTCAAGCCGCAGACCGACATCCTGCGCACGATCGCCTCGACGGTGGCGTCGACCGGCATCTACCGGGCCGCCAAGGCCGCGGCGAAGGGCAGCGCGACCAAGGCGCAGCTCGACGCGCTTGAGGCGGCCGGCATCCCCGAGAAGCTGTGGCAGCCAATCGCTGACCACTACGAGCACAGCGGCACCACGATCGACGGCGTGACGCTGCCCAACACCGAGGCCTGGAACCACCGGGAGGCGCGCGATGCGTTCGAGACGGCGGTGCGGCGCGACGCCATGCTCGGCGTCACCGGCGGCGAGCCGTCCTTCCTCGACCCGGTTGTCACCGGCATGCTCGACGCGCTGCGCGCCCAAGTCGGCGGCGCCGCGACCAAAATCCTGGGGGCGAACCTGCCGCAGGGGTCCGCCTGGTTCCTGAACGCCTTCATGTCGTCGATGGCGACCGGCCTGGTGTCCTACGTCGTCGATACCATCATCAGCGGCAAGAAAATCTCGATGCGGCCTGAGGTGCTGATCGAGCAGGCGATCGAGCACGGCGGCCTCTACCGTATCCTCGGCGAGACGAGCGGCGCGGCCAGGGCCGTGCATGGCGGCCTCAATCTCTACAAGACGGTCGCCGGCGGCGAGGGTGGGTCGCGCAAGCATCAGCAGGACCGTTCGGTGGTCGATGGACTGATCAGTGCCGCCACTGCGGACAAGCTCGGCGCCGCCGGCACCGGCGACGGGGCGACGGCAACCGGACAGTGGACGGCAGCCGACGTCACCGCCAGGCGCCGGGTGGTGGCAACCCAAGACCTCAACTGGTTCCAGCAGACCCTGGAAGCCGTCAGGCGGAGCATGCTCTCGCCGCGATAGCCCCGCCCCGGTGCTTTGCGGGCCCGCCCATGCGTCGGCATGGTCCGCGCCATGCGGAAGCTTGCTCTCGCATATGCCCTGCTCCTGGGGTTCCTGGCGCAGGCGGCGGCCCAAGCGCCGCCGCCGGTGCCGGCGCTGCCTGACGCCCCGCGGCTGACCAGCTACAATCTCTCCGGTTCCCTGTGCAATTGCTCGGTCGGCTTTGCCTTGTATGGCGAAGGCACCGACATCGACGCCTGGCTGTCGGTCTACATCAACGGCGTCGCCTACCTCTCGACCGACACCGCCCACGGCTGGACGCTGCGCAGCGCCACCGGGCCGATCGGCAACATCGCGCGCCCGATCACCAACGCGACCCTGGCCTTCAGCCAGCCGCAGACCGGCACCGTGGTCCTGGTCGGCGACCGGCGGCCGCGGCGCACCTCGCAATTCTCCGAAGGGTCCGGCGTCACTGCGCGCCAGCTCAACCAGGTCATCACCGACATCATCGCCACCCAGCGCGAGAATTGGGACGAGGTTAACGGCGCGATCCGTGGCCAGCCAGGCGAGGTGCTGCTGCCGATGGCGGCGGCGTCGGCGCGGGCGAACATGCTGCTCGGCTTCGATGCCAACGGCAACCCGCTTGCGGTGGCGAACCCCGGCGGCGGCCTGGCCACCAACCAACCCTACACCTGGACGGCGCCGCAGACCTTCAACGGCGGCATCGGCCAGAACATGCCGCTGTCCGGCACCGCCACCGCCCAGATCGTCAATGGCTTCTACCTTTCCTCGGATGCGACGCCCTGCCTGTTTTGCGCCGACATCGGCGTCGGCTGGAATTACGGCGGCGCCACGCAGCGCGGCCAGCGGTTTGCGCTGTTCGGCCAGACCGTGCAGACCGCGCCGAATACCGGGCCCGGGACGACGGCGGGCGCCGGCATCCAGGCGCTCGGCCAAACCAACACCGGAGACGGCGGCACCGTATCGGCGCCCGCGGGAACGTATTTCGGTGGCAACTTCATCGCCGCCTGCACCGGCTTCGTGATCAATTGCTTCGGCACGGAAAATGATCTGTGGACCGACGCCAATTACGGCGGCTTCTACAGCGCCGCGGTCACCGCGACCAACGCCGCCGCCAAGCAAGGCAGCAAGGTCGATGCCGGCTTCCTGATCTACAGCGGCGGCCAAATCCCGGCCGCCCGCGGCGGTGGCCCGTGGGGGCCCGGCGTCGGCTTCCATTGCGGCCTGTGCTTCGCCGAGCTGTCGAGCAACAAGCTCGTTCCGGTCGACGTCGGCGGCACCCTGATTGGCAGCTACTGGTCGTCGCTCACGCCGCCGACCGTCGCCTATGGCGTCGACTTCGGCGACGGCGTCAACACCGGCTTCGTGTTCTCCAGCGCCGCCTTCCGCAGCAAGGGCTTCGCGGTCGACCCCAACGGCAACGTCGCGATGGCGAGCGTCACCGCGAACGTCGGCAACATCGCTGCCGGCGTGCTGCCGAACGGCGGCAAGGCCTTCGCGGTTTCGGCGACGCAGCCGACCGCGCCGACCGCGCCGCAGAACGCGGTCGACTACGAGATCACCAGCGCAGGCTCCGCGGTCCAGACCAACCGGGGCATCGTGATCAACTATCTGCCGGGCTTCACCGGCAGCGCCAACTCGGTCGGCATCGCCGCCTTCAACACCGCCGCCGGCATCGCCGCCAACCTGCCGATCGCCGGCTCCAACGGCTTGAGCGGCAACCTCGGCGGACAGTTCAACTCGTCGGCGACGACGGCGGGCGACAACGTCGGCGCCGTGAACAGCGCGTCGGGCGGCAACTTGAGCATTGGCGCCGCCGACCTCGCCCTGATCCCGAAAGCTTCGGCGATCAACGTCGGCGCGTTCGGCTCGGCCGCCAACACCGGCAGCGGCGGCAACTCGATCGGCGGCTACTTCTCGCTCGGCCAGAGCACGGTGCCGGCCCTGACCGCGGCGATGGTCGCCGACAACGTGGCAACCGGCGCACCGCTGGCGCTGTTCCGCAACAACGGCTCGACCGTCGCCGAGGTGCTGCCGAACGGCAGCCTTGCGACGCTCGGCAGCATCGGCGTCGGCACGCTCACGCCGCTGGCCGGGGGCGCGACTTCGATTACCGTCCCGCCAAACACCGCGATGAGTTCGGTGGGGCCGGGCCAAAACCTCGCATCAAACCTTTATTACAATACCCAATGGCTTTACGCCGCCAACGGCGTCGGGTTTAACCTGCAATTGGGAAACACCATTACGTTCTTTTCGGCCCCCAACAACACGATGGGGGCCGCCGCCCCGGCGACGATGTCGAATATCGCCGACTATGGGGTGACCCTTACCGCGCCCCTGGGCTGGAGCTTCGCCAGTAACACCAACATCGCCGGCAACGGGGCGCTGCTGTTCAACGGCGTCACCGCATTGCAGCGCAATGGCGGCACCGGCGCGATCACCCTCTCCAGCAACGCCTCGACTGTCACGCTGTCGCCAGCCAATACCCCCGCGCTGGTGGCCGGTGCCGCCAACGTCAACATTCCGTTTGCGGGGACGGCGGCCGCTCCTGCGTTCTCGTTCGGCAACGCGACGACCGGCCTGTACTCGGCTTCAACGACGGGATTTGGCATCTCGGTCAACGGTGGCTCTGTTGCTGACTACGGCATTACGACCGGCCTTACGCAATGGACGTTCCAAAATACCTTTAATCTCAACAATAACTCCGCCGGCCCCACGCTGAATTTGCGTGAAAGTGGCACGACCTACGGCGCTCTTTATGCCGATACGACGCAGTTCATTGTCGCGTCGATGTCAACCATCCCGTTGAAATTCCGATACAACAACAGCACGGATATTGCGGATTACGGAGCGACGAACGTCGGCGGCTGGAACCATATTGTGTCCAGCACCTCCTTCCTGAGTTCAACGACCGGTGCAAATACCGGCGGCAATATCACTTTGTCAGTTACGAACTCTGGCACGCCGGGCACGACGAGCACGGGTGCGGCTCTCCGTGCGGCGTTGACCGGCTTGGCTCAGGGCGGCGTCAATCTGCAAGCACAAGGCGGCGCAACGCCGTTCGCGTCAATTACATCTGGGTCGGGCTTGCCCACCATCCAACTGCAACCAGCCAACACCACGGTGCTCACTGCGGCCGCAGCGGGCGTGTCGTTGAATGTCATCCCGACGATGCCGGCCAGCAGCGGCGCTCCGCTCTGCATCACCGCCGGCGGCGTCGTCTACAAACCAACTTCAGGGACTGCGTGCTGACCATGAAGCTCCTCATCACTCTCACACTCCTCGGCCTTGTCGTCCTCACGGCGGACAGCCTCGCCCAGCAGCCCCAGGTGCTGCCACTCACCGAGTGGCGGGCGCAGATCGACAGCGAGCTGTCGAAAATCCAGATGACCCGCGAGGCGCACGGCCAGATCATCGCGCTCATGCAGGCCGCCGAGCGCCAGGCGCAGGCCGAGAAGATGGCGAGGGCCAAGTCCGAGCCGCCGCCGAAGGGAGAGGGTCAGTGAAGATCGTCATCTCGTCCGGTCACGGCAAATACATCCGCGGCGCGTCGGGCTATCTCGACGAGGTCAACGAGGCGCGTCGCGTGGTCGAGCATGTTGCCGACTACCTTGCGTCCGCCGGCGTCGGCTGCGTGACGTTCCACGACGACGTCTCCGACGACCAGCAAGAGAACCTCAACCGCATCGTGAATTTTCACAACGGCCAGGTTCGCGACCTCGATGTGTCGGTCCACTTCAACGCCTACCAGACGACGTCGAAGCCGATGGGCACCGAGGTCTGGTACATTTCGCAGCAAAGCCTTGCGGCAAAGGTGTCGGCAGCCATGGCTGCCGCCGGCACCTTCATCGACCGCGGCGCCAAATACTCGAGTTCGCTGTTCTTCCTGTCGAACACCAACGAGCCGGCGCTGCTGCTGGAGGTGTGCTTCGTCGACAGCTCGGCCGACGCCAACCTCTACAATCAGCACTTCGATGCGATCTGCCGCGCCATCGCCGAGAGCCTCACCGGCATGGACGTCCCTGACGTCCCCGACGCGCCGCCGATCCAGCCGCCGCAGCGGCCCGACAATCCCTACGACATCCCGCTCGCCCAGCGCCCCGTGCTCGGCGAGGGCGATGAGGGCCCCGACGTCGTCGACCTGCAGCAGATGCTCAACTGGGATACTCACCTGGCGCCCGGCCTCGACACCGACGGCGACTTCGGCGGCCTGACTGAGGAGGCGGTGCGCGACTATCAGGCGAGCCGCGGCCTGACCTATGACGGCCTGGCCGGCCAGCAGACCTGGTCCTCGCTCTACGAGCACCAGGAGCCGATCCCGCCGCCGCCGCCCGCGCTCACCGAGCACGAGATCACCGCCATCTGCGAGATTGCCAACGACAGCGCGATTGCCAGCTACAGCTGGCGCGACCGCGGTGTCGCCCCGGTCGGCTACACGCAGGGCATGGCGTGCGCGTTCGCGCAATCGATGAAGAAGCTCGCGGCCGGCCACCCCGCGGTGGTCGAGATGGCGAAGGCGCGCACCGACAGCGACAAGGACGCGCTCAACATCTACCGCAAGAACTTCGCCTCGATCGGCATGACCAACGAGGAGCCTGGCATCGATGTGCTGCGTCACCTCTATGCGCTCATGCTGGGCTCGGGCATGCGTGAGAGCTCGGGCCGCCATTGCGAGGGGCGGGACCAGAGCGCCAGCAACACCACCTCCGACACCGCCGAGGCGGGCCTGTTCCAGACCAGCTGGAACGCGCACAGCGCGAGTGACCCCGCGTTCTCGAACCTGATGGCGGAGTATTCCCAGGGCGCCAACAAGGCGACCTGCTACCTGGAGGAGTTCGACGACGGCGTCAGCTGCTCGTCGAGCGAGTGGAGCTGCTACGGCTCGGGCGACGGCTACAGGTTCCAGTTGCTGTGCAAGGAGTGCCCGGCGTTCGCCGTCGAGACGCACGGCCTGACGCTGCGCAACCTGGCGAACCATTACGGCCCGATCATCCGCAAGGAGGTCGAGCTGAAGTCCGACGCCGAGCACATGTTCCGCCTGGTGCAGGACTACATGGAGCGGCCGCAGGACGATGCGCGCGCCGAGGTGCCGTTCGCGAAGCCCAGGCCCGTGCTCAAGCGCAAGCTCAAGCCCGGGCCGAAGCCGGGGCCCAAGAAGAAGGGGGCGCGGCGATGAACCCGGGCGCGATCGAGGAGGCGGGCAGCACCGCACGCGGCATCATCGATGCGCTCAGGGGGCAGCCCGCCGTGCTGGCGCTGGTGGTTGTCAATTTTGCAATGCTGGTGTTTATCTTCTATGCGCTCAACAGCGCGGCGGCGTTCCGCGAGCGGATGTTCGCGCAGGTGATCGACAACACCAACCGCATCCACAATCTGATGGAGAACCGTTCGGTGGCCTGCCCGCCGCCGGCGCCGCCGCTGCCACTCGGCGAGCTTCGCATCAAATAGGGGACGGACCATGAAGACGATCGCGCGTTTCGTCGTCTTGGCTCTCGTACTGTCGCTCGGCCTCGCCGACGCGCCGGCGCAGGTGCCGTGCGGCGGGCCGACCGGCGGCAATTGCACCCCGATCCGGCCGATCGGATCGGCAAATTGGGCGACCGGGCAGACCACGATAGGAACCGGGACGCCCTCGCTGCTGGTGCCGTCGCGCGAGGGTCGCTCCCGCGTCATCGTCGCCAACGACGGCAGCGCCAACGTGGCATGCGGCCCGGACGCTGGCGTCACCGCCACCACCGGCGACATCATCGCCGGCACCACCGGCAACAATGCGCCGAATGTGCGCACGACCTATGCGACACAGGCGGACGTGTGGTGCGTCAGCGTGAGCGGCACCAATCTGCTGGTGTGGGTCGAATTGTGGTAGCGGAGAAAATCATGCGGAACCTCATTGCCATTGCAGTGGTCGCCGTCGGCGTGACCGATCGCGACACCGCGCTGCGCTATTGCAACGACCGGTCGATTGCGCGGTGGTCGTATCACGGGACGCCCTACGACAAGGAGCAGCAGCGCGGCTTCGTCTATCGCGCCTGCATGTTCGATCAGCGGCAGCCGCCCTGAAGTTTCTCGCCGATCATGGGCCGCGCCCCCTCGCGCTCGGGAACCTCTGCAGCACCGTCATCTCGTGGGCGTCGGTTGTCGTGTGCTTGGCGTCGACCTTCGCCAGCACAAAATCATAACCCATGCTGCGGATCACGGCGGCGGTGGTGCAGAACTGCGGCTTGCGGGTCTTGCCGCTGAACCAGTTCGACAGCGTCGCCGGGCTGACGCCGGCGGCTTGAGCGACGTGCCCGATGGTGTCGCCGTGCTCGTTGAAGATGGTCCTGATCTTGTCGACGATCGGGTCCTGCTCGTCCTTGCGAAACACGTAGCTCGCATAGGAGAAGTTGGGGCCGTCCTTCTTGTCCGGTGGCGATGCCATTCCGTGCTCCCCTGGTTACGCAAGCACATATTTGGCTTTGGCCGCTCGCTTGATGGCGCCGTGCCGGGCAAGGCGTTCGATCACGCCTTTGGCCTTGTAGCGGTGGCCGGCGGCGGTGAGGGCGGCGGCCACGTCCGCGTTCGACCATTGACGCAGCGGCTCCTTGGCGAACAGCCCATAGCCGAACGCTTCCGCCGTGTCGGGCCTCATGCCGGCAGGCAGCGGCGGCTCGGATGGCTCGGGCGGCGGCGACTGCGTCGGGGCCTGCGCCGCGCCGCGCTTGGTGACGCGGTAGCTGCCCTCGCCGTCGCCGGCGATCAGGCCGAGCCGCTTGAGGTCCATCACCGCCTTGTCGACGCGGGGGCCGTCGACCGGCTCGGCGAGCTTGGTTTGCATCGCGGCTAACAGGCTGCCGCGCCTGCGGACGCTCGTCGCTACCAGCGCCAGCACCGCCTGGCGTATCTCGGCCGGCGTGATGGCATAGCGGCGCGACAGGCGCTTCGGTGCCGGCGGCGACGGTGCCTCGTGCTCGACGATGGCCGCGCCGTTGACGATCGCCTTGAGTTCGAGCGAGGATGGCGCGCAGCCGGCGTCGTACATCGCTTTGAGGACGCGACCGACGCCGTCGATCGGGACCGCCGCCGACAGGGTGAAGCCGACGGTTTCCGGCTTGCGCTTGTCTTGCAATGTTGCCTCCCTCGTCGTTGCATTTTCAGCCGCTGCAATTGTGACAGTCTGCGCCGTGGTTCAGGTTTCAGCAATATGCCTATAGGGGATAAATGAAGGGCCGGCTCTACAAAATCACCCTCGACGCGGTGGAGAAGGTGCGCGACCTCATCGTGCCGCCGGGCCTGGAGGAGCTGCAGTCGATCGTCGGCGGCTATATCGAGGAGGTGCCGCTGTTCACGGTGCTGCTGCACGAGGGCGCCCTGCACCCATGCGTCGCGTTCTGCAACGAGATGGGCAAGCTGCACGGCCTGCCGCGGAACCACCTCGCCACCTCGCACTGGCAGTTCGCCCTCAAATACAACGGCCACCCAGGCCTGCTGGCGCTGTCGGGGCACGAGGTCCGCCTGGTCGATTTCCTGGTCGGCCAGCTCGCCGTGGTCGCCGGCGACCAGGCACTCCTGGATGCGATGTGATAGGGCTCGTGCCCCCATGGTGCCCCCGGCGATTTCTCGGGGGCACAAGGGCGGTAAAATGTAAGCCATCACAGCAACTTAATCAGAGCGCCCGCCCTGCGGGGAGGTCAGCTGGGGGTATCGTTCATTGCGTCTCATGATGCATCAGGGACACAAAGAAGCCCCGATTTTTGGGCCTTAAACCCTTCCCCCATCTGTCGTATTGTGGCATAATGTTGCTCCAGGGTTCACTGAGGTTCGCACATCCCGTGCCCCCAGCGTACCCCCTGAGAGGGGATCATGGCTACCAAGTTGACCGACGCTATTGTTCGCAAGGCCGCACTGGGCGTCGGCGAGGACGAGGCCTACATCGGCGACGCCGTCGTGCGCGGCCTCGGCCTGCGCATCCGCAAGCTGACCACCGGCGCGGTCAAGCAGTGGACCATGCGTTACCGCGACGACGCCGGCACCCATCGCCGCTACATCCTCGGCGCCGCCGACGTCATGAACGTCGCGGCCGCGCGCGAGATGGCGCAGGACAAGCTGCACGGCATCCGCCACGGCACCATGCCGCACGAGGAGCACGAGCAGCGCGCGAAGGCGGCCGCGGCGGAGCAGGCCCGCGCCGCGCAGACGTTCAAGGTTCTCGGCGCCGACTTCCTCGCCTACCAGAAGGGCGAGGTGAGCCCGCGCTACTTCATCGAAGCCGAGCGTTACATCACCAAGCACTGGGCGTGCCTCGACGACATGCCCATCGCCGACATCAAGCTGGAGCACGTCGCGACCCGCCTCGACGCCATCAAGTGCGACTGCGGCAAGCCGACCGCCAACCGCGCCCGCTCGATGCTGCGCTCGTTCTTCGTGTGGGCGATGCGCCGCGGCAAGGTTGCCAGCAATCCCGTGACGCTCTCCGAGCACTACGAGGAGGCCTCGCGCGAGCGCGTGTTGTCGATGGACGAGCTGGCCACCATCTGGGCCGCCTGTCGCGATGACGACTACGGCCGCATCGTGCGGCTGCTGATGCTGACCGGCCAGCGCGCCCGCGAGGTTGCCGGCCTGCGCTGGAGTGAGATCAGCATCGCCACCGCCACCTGGACGCTGCCGGCCGAGCGTTCCAAGAACAAGAAGGCTCACACCATCCCGCTGTCGCCGGCCGCCATCGCGCTGCTGCCCGAGCGCCGCGAGGGCACGGACCTCGTGTTCGGCACCGGCGCCAACGGCTTCAACAATTTCGGTGAGGCGAAGGCGTCGCTCGACGCGCGGCTGCCGGCGATGGAGCCGTGGACCCTGCACGACCTGCGGCGCTCGTGCGCGACCCAGCTGAGCAAGGTCTGCAAGGTGCCGCCCCATGTCATCGAGGCGACGCTGAACCATGTCAGCGGCAGCAAGAAGGGCGTGGCGGGCATCTATAACCGCGACCCCTACGAGGCCGAGGTCCGGGCCGCACTGCTCGCCTGGGCCGAGCTGCTCAGTCCGGCCGGGGACCGCGTGGTGTCGATGCGCCGGGCTGGGTAACCAGGCCGTCGAGGAAGGCCTGCAGGTCACTCGCCCGCACGCCGATCTTGCGCTCCGTGACTTGGACGATCGGCGGGCCCTTGCCCGCCGCTCGCATTCTGTAGAGCGTCGCGCGGGAGAGATTGAGCGCCTTCATCACCTCGCCCAATGACAGCACGCGGTCAGGCTCTGCCATCGGCCAGCTCCTGCTTGGCGCGATCCACCGCCTCGGCGCGCGGCTTGTGGAGGCGGTCGAGCGCCGCCCGCAGGGTTTTGCGCAGGTCCGGCTCCAACGTCTCCCAGAGGTCGCGCAGGGGCAGCATGCCCTGCTCTGCGGCCGCCGCGAGCTTGGCATTCGCGTCCATCACCCGGTCGCCCTCCGAGGTCGCCGCCCCGCCCGTTGTCGAGTGGCTTCGTTCGGACGGGGCGGCTTCCGTCGTCGCGTCCGCTTGCGACGATCCCTCGATCACTTCGCCCGTCTCAGGATCATGAGGCGGGGTGTTCATCGGATTGGCGGCGGGCGCCGGCGGGCGGCGCGGGCCGGCCGGGATGTCGGCGACCTCCGTCTCGTCCAGGAACCCCAGTCCCGACAGCGACAGCGTCACGCGACGTTTGGCCTTGGTCACGGCCTTGAGGATGGCGTTCGCCCTCGCCTCGCCCTGCAGGGTCGGCGGGAACGACACGACGCCGAGGTCTTCGTCACTGCGGCCATCCTTGTCGATCGCCTTGACGTGGATGGTCAGCAGATTGTCGAGCACCTCCTGGCTGACGATCTGGATCGAGATGCCGTGGATTTTGCGCAGCTGGTCGGCGGCGTCGCGCTTGGCGTAGAGCTGCAGCTTGCCGTTCAAGGTGATGTAGGCGAACGGCTGGGTGTGCGGGTTCAAGCCGAGCGAGGTGCAGAGCTGCACATAGTAGCGGGTGCGCTCGTCGGGGGTGAGCTTCGCCAGGTCGCCCTTGGCGATCACGCTCTCGATGACGTCGCCGGTGGTGGTGCGGGCGGGGACGGTCATTGCTCAAGCTCCTCCTCGTCCAGCGCGTTGGTGTCGTCCGGCCCGGTGCGGTCGTACATGCCCTTGACCATGTGCAGGAACGCCTCGCGAGGCAGGCCCGAGCCGCGGGCCCAGGTCGCGGCCGCGCCCGCCACCGAGACGATGAGCGCGCTCAGAAATGTCTTGTCGTCGATCGGGCGGGCATCGGCGAGCGTCGCCTCGGCCATGGCGACCAGTCGCCGCTTGAGTTCAAGGCCGAGTGCCGCGAGCTGTGCGTCCTCTTGCGTCATCATGTGGCCGCCTCCCTCAGGCTCAACCGATTGGCTTTGTCGCGGGTGATCTGGATGCCGGCGCCGATCACCTTCTTGGCGTCCTCGGGGACGACGTTCTTGAGATTGATCTCGGCTTCGCGCGCCGCCTTGGCGGCGTCCTTGTTGGCAAGCCAGATGTCGCCCTGCGCGCACCAGAAATTGTTCTTCGAATAGTCGTAGACCTTGCTGGCATCGACCGGCGCCGGCATCGGCATCATCGCCACCGGCGGCCGCCGCTCATGCATGCAGGCCATGAACTGCTCGCCGCGCTTGACCATCTCGGCGGCGTAAGCCGCGTCGCGCTCGATGAACTCGACCACCGGCGGAAAGGCGCCCACGATGATCGACAGCGCGCACTGCGTCGCGCCGGTGACCTCCATCTGCCACTGCATCTGCGGCTGGTAGCGATCGATCACCACCTCGATCGGCTCGCGGCCGCCGACATGCTTGACCTCGATCGGACACTTGAGCATCTCGACCCAGCCGTCGAGCGTCGCCGCCGCCCACGGATGGCGCGGGTGGACCACGACCTCGCCGCGTCGGACGACGGCCATGGCGTTCTTCAGCTCGAACCAGTCGAGGTTCAGCTGCTCGGTCGCCTCGCCGAGCCGCACCGGCCACACCGTCGACAAGTCCTCCTCGGGCACGACGCCGATCATCTGCTGGTAGAGCAGGTTGATGGCGGAGGCGTCGCCGGTCATCAGGCAGGCGACGCGCGATGCGGTCAGGCGTCCGGCGCGCTGGCGCCGCTGCAGCTCAGTGAGCATGGACGGTCACCTCCACATCGTTGAGGTGCTCGTCGACGATGTCCTGCATCTCCTGGGTGGCGCGGCCGAAGCGGCGCTCATTGCCGGCGGTGGCGATCGAGAACGCGCGCTCCGGGAAGCCGGTCGCGCGCAGCGCCATCTCGAACGACAGCGCCTCGCGCAGCTTGAGCGCCTGCACCAGGCGGCGATCCTTGCTCAGGGAGAGCTTGGCGCGATCGACCGCGGCGTTGAAGGCGTTAAGGCCGACGGTGTCGACGTGCTTGCGTTCGTCTTTCGTCATGCGGCGGCTCCTCGCGGGATGCCGCCGGCCCACTTGGCGCACTCAGTGTGCGAGCACAGAGGGCCATTGGGGGGCGATGAGCCGGCGGCGGGAGTACGCTATTCCCGTCCGGCATCAAAATGCAAGTCTTCGGGATAAAAATGCTAGGCGCGTTTCCGGGTCGGAA